GATTATCAACCTTGCGGGCCGCATCTCACTTTTCTTCGTGATCGAGGTCGCTATGTACTACGCCATGATCGACCCGCTTCTCCGCATCATTTTCGGTCTGCCTGACCGTCCCGCACTGCTTATCGCATCGTGGGCGCTCCTGATTGTCGCCGCTATCATCGACGATACGATTCTCCCCGTTTTCAATTACGACAAGGGCAATGATGCCCACGTCAAATAAATTTTGGAGGTAACAAACCATGATCGAACTGAAAGTGACCGTTGACGCTCCTGAACTGAGCGCCGCCATCAACCATCTGGCTGAGGCCATCGAAAGCAAGGGTACTGATGCCCCCGCCGCCCCGGCAAAAAACTCTCGCAGCAAGAAAGCCGCTGCCAAGACTGCCCCGGACGCACCTGCGGCTTCTGCTCCTGCCCCGTCTGAACCTGTCGCCGCCCCGGCATCCATTGAACAGCCCGCCGTGACATCTCAGCCCGTGCAGACCCCCGTCATCACTCCTGCACAGCAGCCTACTCCTGCCGCCCCCATGGCCACGCCTGTGATGCCTCAGCCCGTTGCAACGGCTACTCCCGTGATGACCCCGCCTGCCGCTCCTGTGACCCAGCAGTTCATCCCTCAGCCCGCCGCTGCACCCACTCCCGCTCCTGTCGCCCCGGCACAGCCTCAGCAGAGCAACATCACCCTTGAGCAGATCATCAACGCCGCCATGCCGCTGATGAACAGCAACCCCGCATTTGCTATGCAGCTGCAGGGCATCCTCGCAAAGTACGGCGTTCAGGCCGTCACGCAGATTCCCAAAGAGTATCTGCCCAATGTGGCCGCTGACCTCGCCGCCCTCGGCGCAAAGTTTTAAGGGTGCTAAGATGACGGCGTGGGAATATGATGCCCTGCAAGCGCTGCTAACTCGCAAGGCCCAGAACAACCCACACAGCGGAAAACGCGCCGAGGGGTATATGGACGGGATTCTCGCGGCGAAAAGTATTCTTCACGCCTTTTATCAACAGCAAGAAAAGGAGAAAGCAAATGGCAAGCCCTGAAATTCATGCCAAGTGCGGCGCATCCAATGCGCACCGCTATCTGGTCTGTACCGCGTCGCCCACGTTTGAGGCGCAATTCCCGGCCAGTACGAGCGTCTATGCCGAGGAGGGTACGCTGGCGCACAGCATTTGCGAGTTGTTCGTCAAGACCCGCGGCGATGTGGATGCGATGGCTGAGGAGCTGCGTCCCCTGCAGCGGAACAAGCTCTATCAGCCCGAAATGCTGACCTGTGCCAAGGTCTACTGCGACTGGATTATGGAAAAGGCGCTGGGCTACACCAATCCTCCGGCGATTATGACGGAGCAGCCGGTAGACTTTTCCGATGTTGTGCCGGAGGGTTTCGGTACTTGTGATTGCGTGATGATCGGCGATGACACGCTGAACATTTTTGACTATAAACACGGCAAGGGTGTCCGTGTGGATGCCGTGGGCAATCCGCAGATGCGGCTTTACGCCCTCGGTGCCCTTGCAAAGTACCGGCCCTTGTACGGTGACACCATCAAAAAGGTGCGCATGACCATTATCCAGCCCCGAATCAGCGCCGATCCGTCTGAGGATGAGATGACCGTGGATGACCTGTTGGCATGGGGCGCCGAAATCCATCCCCTCGCTGTGGAGGCATTCAACGGCCCCGGCGTATTTGTTCCCGGCGAGCACTGCAAGTTCTGCCGGGGCAAGGCAAAATGCCGCGCCCGTGCCAATATCAACACGGCTCTGGAAGATTTCGCCGCCTGTGTGCCTATGGGCCGCGTCCCCGCCGATGAACCGAAAGACAACATCACGCGCCGCGCGATGGGTCTGCAAAAAGCGCTGACCGATGAAGAAATCGGTCAACTGCTGACACGCGGTCAGTTTTTGGTGAGCTGGTATGACGATCTCAAAGCCTATGCCCAGCAGACCATCCTTGACGGTGGTGAAATTCCCGGATGGAAAGTCGTTACTGGCCGCAGCGTTCGCGCGTTCCACGATACCGATGCCGCGTTCCAGACGCTCATCAAGGCTGGGTATGATGAGGCTATGCTCTATGACCGCAAGCCTGTTTCCCTGTCCGAACTGGAAAAGCGGCTCGGCAAGAAAAAGTTTGCTGATCTATTGGCTGACCAGATCGACCGCCCGATGGGCAAGCCGACGTTAGTTGACGAATCTGACAAGCGCGAACCGTACAACAGCGCTGCCGCTGATTTTGGAGGGGTTTAACCAATGTTCGACGATTACGACCATATCACAATCAGCTATCACCATCGGGACGATGGCTGGTTTGAGATGGAGCTATATCTGCCGCTGTTGGTTGACTGCCCCAAAAATAAGATGCCTGCCATCCTCTCCCAATTCGTCAAGGACGAAAAGTGCGAGGATAAGGCCAAAAAGCTGCTGGCCTACTGGGAGCGGCAGCGCGATAAGTACGAGCGTGACCGTAAGGATGCGGCAGATGCCTATGTGAACATCTCTACTGAGGTAGCAGACCTGCAAACCGTCATCCGCACCAAAAAGCACCCTGTCGGCACTCGACTATCCAATGCCGAATTGCAGGAGGCTAAAAAGCAACTTGCAAGCAAAAAAGCGCTTAAAAAGCGCACCTACGACACTTTGAAATTCAGCTATGACCGCAAAACCCGGCTGGACTTCTTTATCGAGATGCTGAAATGTCACCCCAAATTACAATGGGTTTTCAATTCTGAGGAGGTACAGAAATGAAAGTTGAGAAAAACAGCCCTCTGGCCCAAATGCTCTTGAAACTGGCCGCTGAGCACGACCCGAAACTGCGCGAGGCTATCCGCAACGGCGAGGTTGAGGGCGTGAACATTATCGCTGTCGGCGGCGCACCCGATGGCGAAGTCAAAGAACTGCTGGAATCTCTCGCCAAAGACGAGGATGACTGCAAGAATTGCGAAAACCGCGATGGGTGTGAGGACGCCAAGACGGCTACACCCTGCGATGATACTGAGGATGCGGACGGTGACATCAGCATCGTTGATGAAATTCGCAGTATCGCCAATGACCCGGACATTCCTGAAAGCATCGCGGCCCCGGCCCGCGTCGTTTTGGTATCTGCCGAACTCGTGGACATTTTGAACTCTGTCCCGCGTATGGTTTCTCCGAAACGGATGCGCCCGTACACTGCCCGCCGTGCGGCAATGCTTGCCGATGTCAGCGCTACTATCTGCCGCGCTCAGACCGACATCCTCGATGCCATGCACCGCTACTCCGAATTTGCCGAAATCACCGATGCCTATTTCGATGATAGCGACGAAGAAAATACATCTGAAACCGAATAAGAAAGGAAATGTGTCATGTATAACAACGATGCACAGAGATGTTTGACCGGCGAAGTTCGCCTGTCCTATGTCAGTCTCGACAAGCCCCGTCAGCCGCAGGGCGGCGTGGGTGATGCCAAGTACAGCGCCACGCTGTTGATTCCTAAGACCGACACCGCCACTATCGCCGACTTCCGCAGTGCCATTCAGGCGGCGGCTCAGATCGGCGCGGGGACGCTGTGGGGCGGCATTATCCCGCCGAATCTGGATTCCATCATCCACGACGGCGACGGTGTGCGCCCCAGCGGCATCCCGTTTGGCGATGAATGTCACGGCTGCTGGGTCATCACCGCCAGCACCAAAAACAAGCCGCAGGTCGTCGGGCAGGACAACATCAACGTAGAACTGGCCCCGCAGGACATTTACAGCGGCATGTATGCCCGCGTGACTGTCCGCTTCTACCCCTTTAACACCGCAGGCAAGCGCGGTGTCGGCTGTGGGCTGGGCAACGTAATGAAAACCTGTGACGGTGAGCCGCTGTCTGGCGGTGCATCTGCCGCCGCTGATTTCGCGGGTGTCGGCAACGCCGTAGCCCCCGCCGCTCCCATGCAGCAGGGCTGGCCGCAGGCAACCCCTACGCCGACTGCCGCTTCGGCTGCGCCCGTGTACCAGCCGCCCTACTCCGCGCCTGCCGCGAACCCGGCACCATGGAACGGCGCTACACAGACGTATGCCACTGGCGGCGCTGTGAATCCGCTGACCGGGAATCCGATGTAACACTTCCCCGTAGGGTACTTGATGCCCTATTTGACCCAGCTACCACGCTTTTCGGCAGGGTACTGGTAATTAAATAACCATCCACCTCTTTCTATACCGGGAGGGGCTACGGCCCCTCCTCTCATGTACTCGGATAGCTCAATGGTAGAGCAAGCGCGCGATGTCGGTTCAACCCCGGCTCCGGGGCAGAAATCAAGAGGAAAATCAAGCCCACATATAAAGGAAAGGAACTTACAAATGAGCTTTGCAACTTTGCGTAAAACCGTCTGCACCGATATTGACATCGGCACTGCCCTGAAAGAAATCACGTCTAATCCGCACATTGGCGATGCGCTGGCCTTTGACTTGCTGGATGGCCGTCGCATTGAGTGCGCCGTCACTGACATCGACGATAAGGCCATCCGCTTTGATTCCGTGGATTGCCTCGGTGACGACATGACCTATGGTAAGGTCGAAAAATGGCTTGACCGCATCAATCATCTGCTACCCGATGAACTGCGCAAGGCTATCGTCGATACCGAACGCAAGCATACTATCAACGGCAAGAAAATTAGTCGTCTTGAACGCCTGTTCCTGCCTGCCGCGTCTGAACTGTTCAGCGGTGACAGTGTTCTCGGTGATGAGGATTTGTATAAGCAGATGGATTGGTACAAAGACCGTCGGCATCGCATGAAAATGGATGAACACAACGGCGATTCTACTGCCTATTGGACATCTTCTCAGCGCTCCGGCGGCTCCTCCGCCTTCTGCATTGTGAACAGCTACGGCAATGCGAACGCCGTCAACGCATCCCACTCGTGGCTGTCCGCGCCCGTTTGCTTCCGTGTCCGTAAATCGTAAGCATTCCTGCGCCCACAATGGGCGCAGTCTATGCGGATTCCCTTATAAATAAGGAAAGGAAATGCCCAGATGAAAACCAGATTTGACAGCGCCGAGGTTTGGCGCACGAATAACGATACAATGGTGAGCATCAAGGAACTGGAAACCTCGCACCTCATGAACATTGTGCGGATGCTCCTGCGCCGCCCTGAAACCGTCCAGACGATGCTTGTCTGTGATATTGAGCGGCAAAGCCGCAACGTCTGGAAAGCAAATAACATCGTTGATGAGGATGCCATTGAATCCATTCACAATGCCACATCCATGACGCCCCGCGAGGTCGTCCAATGGGTACAGGACACCCCCCTGTTCAACACCATCGTCTTTACCCTTGAAGGGCGTGGGGTCAACACATCCGTGCTGATTGGCTCTGTTCTGGCTGAACTCGGATATGAGGAGAACGGCCATGAGTGAACAGCTACACCATTTGAGTATTGACCTTGAAACTTACAGCGAGGTCAACATTGGCAAGGCGGGGGCGTATCGGTATATTCTCGATCCGTCTTTTGAAATTCTGCTTTTCGCGTACAGCCTCGACGGGATGCCCGTTGAGCGTATCGATGTGGCAAGCGGTCAGGTCATCCCCCTTTGGCTGAAAAGTGCCATCAAGAATCCCCTGTACATCAAACACGCCTACAATGCGGCTTTCGAGTGGTTTGCCCTCAGTAAATATCTGGGCTTGCTACCGCCCGATCAGTGGCGCGATACGATGCTCCACGCGCTCTACTGCGGCTATCCCGCATCTCTGGATGCAGCGGGCAAGGCGATGGGCCTGCCCGAAGATAAGAAAAAGCTGGCGACGGGCAAGGCCCTAATCCGTTATTTCTGTGTTCCCTGCAAGCCCTCCAACGCCAACGGAAACCGCACCCGCAATCTTCCCCAGCACGACCCCGCCAAATGGGCGCTGTTCAAAGAGTACAACGGGCAGGATGTCGTCACCGAAATGGAGATTGAACGCCGCCTGTCGGCGTTCCCTGTACCCGCGTTCGTTCAAAAGCAATGGGAAACCGACCTGTTGATGAACGCGCGGGGTGTGGCCGCTGACATGGAAATGGTGAGCGGCGCTCTCGTCATCGGCGCCACGGTCAAAAGCCAGTTGATGGCTGAGGCCCGCCAGCTCTCCGGGCTGGACAATCCCAACTCCATCAAGCAGCTTGCCCAATGGCTGACCGATGCCACGGACAGCGACGCAGAAATTACCAGCGTCACCAAAGAAACCGTCGCCACGATGCTGAAACAGCCGCAACCCGCCAATGTGCAGCGGATGCTCGAAATCCGGCAGGAACTCGGCAAGACCAGCACCAAAAAATATGATGCGCTGGAAACCTGCATTGCAGATGATGGCCGCGTCCGTGGCCTGCTCCAATTCTACGGGGCGAACCGCACCGGGCGCTGGGCGGGCCGTCTGGTGCAGGTGCAGAACCTCCCCCGCACATACACCCATCCCCTGCCCCCGGCGCGTCAGCTCGTCAAAGATCGCAATATTGACGGTCTGCGGCTGATGTACGGCAGTATCAATGATACGCTGTCGCAGCTTATCCGTACGGCCTTTGTGGCGACCCCCGGCAATGTTCTGATCGATGCCGACTTCTCGGCCATTGAGGCCCGCGTCATCTCGTGGCTGGCTGGGCAGGAATGGCGGCTTGAAGTTTTCCGTACCCACGGCAAAATCTATGAGGCATCGGCATCGCAGATGTTCCATGTTCCCATTGAGAAAATCAAAAAGGGCAACCCGGAATACGCCCTGCGCCAGCGCGGCAAAGTTGCAGAACTGGCCCTCGGCTATCAGGGCGGTGTCAGCGCGATGCGCCGCATGGACACCGGGCACAACCTCGACGACCTCTCCGATGATGAAGTCAAGGGCATAGTTGATAGATGGCGCGAAACAAATTCGATGATACGCGATTTGTGGAATATCGTTGATTCTGCCGCCGTAACCGTCATCACCAACGGCGGCGCACAGACCATCCGCTCCGAAACCACCGATGCCGTAATCACTCTGGCTTGTGAACTGGATGTCATCACCGGCACCCGGTACATGACTATCCTGCTGCCGTCCGGGCGCAAGCTGTACTACCCATCCCCTGAAATCGGCGTAAACCGTTGGGGCAATCCCTCGGTCAGCTATATGGGCCAGAACCAGACGACCAAGCGATGGGAGCGGGTGGAAACCTACGGCGGCAAGCTGGTGGAGAACATCGTGCAGGCCATCGCCCGTGATTGTCTGGCAATCGCCATTGAGAATCTGGAGGCGCAGGGGCTACACGTTGTATTCCACATCCATGATGAAGTCGTCATCGACACTCCCGCATGGGCCGATGAGGACACGATGCTGGAAACCGTCACCAAAATAATGACAAAGCCTATCCCATGGGCGCAGATGCTCCCCCTCAACGCGGATGGCTGGGTTGATAAATACTTCAAAAAGGACTGATTGCCGTATGAAAGCGTTAATTCATCTTGACCAGAACGGCAAAAAGGTCATGGAACGGCGCGTCCATGAGGCCGTTATGAAAGAACGCGCCGACATCAGCACCCGCGCTCAGTACGTTTGGGCGCTGTCCATGCTCCAATGTGGTCTTTCCCCGCGAACCGTACAGCGTGTCGTCAATCATTTTGATGCCGTCGTGGACAAGTACGTGGAATACCAGACCGAAGATTTAGGCGACCTGTTCATGCGCTCGATGCTTCACGATTCGGGCGTTGAGGTCAAGGCGACAAGCCGAGAAAGGAAACGTAAAAGAAGATGATCAAGGTACAAATCACCGCCTTTACCGGCGAATACCACTTTTTGAGCAACTACTGCGCCTGCCCCGTCACTCTTGATGGGCTGACTTATCGGAGTGCTGAGGCTGCTTTTCAGGCGGCAAAATGCAATGTTCCGATTGACCGCGCGGCGTTCTGCACTGTCCCGCCCAATGTGGCCAAAGCCATCGGGCGCAAAATCAAACTGCGCAAGGGATGGGAGAAAGAGCGTGACGGCATCATGGCTGATGTCATCCATGCGAAATTTTCCCAAAATCCCGCCCTTGCACAGGCCCTTATCGACACCGGCGATGCCGAGTTGATCGAGGGTAACACGTGGAACGACAACTACTGGGGCGTTTGCGGATGTGCCCGCTGCCGTAGTGAGGGCACTAAGGGGCTGAATAAGCTGGGGCAGATTTTGATGGCCGAGCGCAAGGCACTGATGGCTACACACGCTGCTGCCGCTGTTACCGAGGAGGCTTGACGATGGTACATCTTGGCGACATTACCAAAATGAGCGGGTATACCATCTCGCCTGTGAGTGTCATCACGTTCGGTTCACCGTGTCAAGACCTTTCCATCGCCGGGAAAAGGGCCGGTATGGCCGGAGAACGCTCCGGGCTGTTCTCTGAGGCTGTCCGCATCATCCGCGAAATGAGATACGCCACTTTTGGTGCGTACCCCAAATACGCTGTCTGGGAGAATGTTCCCGGCGCGTTCAGTTCAAACAAAGGAGAAGATTTTCATGCCGTCCTGCAAAGCCTCTGTCGGGTCATCGACCCCGACGCTGTTATTCCTAGACCTACGGACGCACGGGGGGGGGATCAAATGGCCCCGCGCCGGGGCAATTCTGGCAGACCCCTACTCGCTGGCGTGGCGAACTATGGATGCCCAGCACTGGGGCGTTCCCCAACGTCGCTTGCGCATCTCGCTTGTCCTCGATCTTACAGGCGGGCGTGCCGGAGAAATATTATTTGAGCCGGAAAGCCTGCGAGGGCATTTTGCGCCGGGCATCACGCCGGGGCAAGCAACTGCCGGAGCTGTTGAAAACGGCGCTGGAACAGCAGATCGAGCGTTCACTCTGAAAATTCGTTCTGGGTGTGAGGGCGGCGGCAAAGGTGCGTTGGTTCAGACCGAAAAAAGCGCCACCCTCTCCACCTTGCAAGACCAGACGCTTTTTGTGGCGGAACCGTCAAAGGCATACAGTTTTGACAGTTTAGCGTCCAATTCCATGAAATCCAGCAACCTGCGCAGCGGGTGCCGCGAGGTTGAAATCGCAAAGACCCTTGACACCTCACCGCCTGACCCCGCAAAGAATCAGGGCGGCATCGCTATACTAGATGTTCTGCCGTTCGATACAACGCAGATTACCAGTCCGCAGAACGGCAGCAATCCACATTTCGGCGACCCCTGCCATCCTCTTACCGCTACAGCGCATCCTCCCGCTGCTGTGTGTGAAACGTTATTTGCTGAATCTATTGTCGAACCGACATTCTGTATTCAGGGCAACACGATTGACCGCGCAGATACGGCGGGTGCAAATGGCACCGGTGTCAAAGAGGATGTCTGTTACACTCTGAACACGATTGATCGCCCTGCCGTTGCATTCGCGCTTGACTGCCGCAATATGACCGTCAATGAGGAACTGTCCGCAACCTTGCAAGCAAAAGACAACGGCGGGCAAAGCCTCAACTACATCAATCCCGTAGCCGAGCCACTTATCTATGATGCGCGGGGCAACGGTGACGGCATCACATCCCCTACCATGACCGGCGACCACAACAGCCGCGTCACCGACTATACAGCCATCACTTTGCAGGGCGATACCGTAGCAGGTGCGTTACTGGCCCGCGATTATAAAGGCCCCGGCAGGGCAGATTCTCTCGGTAGAGTAATCGCCCAGCCCGTAGGTGCAGACCTGTATAACGGTACACTAACGGGCGATAAGGCTGCAAATCTGACGACTGCCACCGGGCAGGGCGGAGCTAACACTGGGCCATCGGTGATTGAAAAAATCATCCGCTGGATTGTGCGGCGGCTGACCCCTACCGAGTGTGAGCGCCTGCAAGGCTATCCCGATGGGTGGACAGACCTCGGCGAATGGGTGGACAGTAAGGGTAAAGCCCACAAGGCTGCTGATACACCCCGATATAAGGCACTGGGCAACTCTATCGCCTTGCCGCAGTGGTACTACGTTCTCGGCGGCATCTCTGACCGTCTGCCGGATGACGCTACCCTCGGCAGTTTGTTTGATGGTATTGGTGGATTCCCGTATGTGTGGGCACAGCTACACGCTGGACGCAAAGAGTTATGCGTTTGGGCCTCGGAGATTGAGGAGTTTCCCATCGCGGTTACGAAGAAATGGTTCCCGGAGGTAGAGGATGGAAAATTATTCTGATTTCGTTGTTCACAAGTCGGAGCGGGCAGTACATACCGACAGCATCGTTCTGACCGTGGACGATCTCAACGACAAGCTGTACGACTTCCAAAAGGACATTGTGCGTTGGGCGCTGGCAAAGGGCCGCGCCGCTATTTTTGCCGATTGCGGCCTTGGCAAGACCGCGATGCAGCTTGAATGGGCGCATCGGGTGTGTGTGCATACAGGTGGAAATGCCCTCATTGTGGCGCCGCTGACCGTTTCCCCTCAGACCGTGGGCGAAGGCTTGAAATTCGGAGTGCCCGTCACCCTCTGCGAAACCGCCGACGATATTCAGCCCGGTGTGAACATTACCAACTATGAAAAGCTGGACAAATTCGCCGGGGTGCATTTCTCTGCCGTAGTGCTGGATGAATCCAGCATCCTGAAATCCTTTACGGGCAAGGTGCGCAATCAGATCATCGACTTTTTCTCGGATACGCCGTTCAGGCTGGCCTGCACCGCCACCCCCGCGCCCAATGACTTTATGGAACTTGGCAATCACGCGGAATTTTTGGGCATCATGTCCTACTCTGAGATGCTGTCCATGTTCTTTGTCCATGACGGCGGGCAGACATCCAAATGGCGGCTCAAAGGTCACGCTGAGGATGTTTTCTGGCAATGGCTGGGTAGTTGGGCTGTGGTTATGAACAGCCCCGCAGACCTCGGCTATGACCTGCCGGGGTACGACCTTCCGCCGCTGAGGGTGCATGAGGTCATCGTGGACGGAGATGCACCGATCACCGAGAGCATGACGCTGACGCAGCGCCGGAATGCCAGACGGGCTACACTCGCAGAACGGTGCCAAGCGGCGGCTGATTTGGTGAATGGCGACCCCGGCGAACAGTGGCTCGTGTGGTGCGACCTCAATTCGGAGAGTGAAGCACTGGCGCACGGCATCCCCGATGCGGTAGAGGTCAAGGGCAGTGATAAGGCATCGCTGAAAAGCTCTCGCCTGCTTAGTTTTTCAATGGGTTTTAGCCGGGCGCTTGTCACAAAGCCCTCTATCGCCGGATTCGGCATGAACTGGCAGAACTGCCACAAGATGATTTTTGTCGGTTTGTCTGACAGTTATGAGCAATATTATCAGGCTGTGCGCCGCTGTTGGCGTTTTGGGCAATCTGAGCCGGTGGATGTGTACATCGTTATCAGTGCCCGCGAGGGCGCAGTCAAGGCCAATATCGAGCGCAAACAGGCCGATTGTGATAAGATGCGGGCCGCGATGGGCGAACAGACCCGCGAAATCGTCAAAAAGCAGTTGCAAAGCACCTGCCGCCTGACAACGCCCTATGAACCGCAGACGGCTATGCGCCTGCCTGCATGGGAGGAGTTTAACCATGAATGTGCTTAATCAGTTGATCGACAGCGCACAGCGCTGGGCGATGTATCAGGGGGATTGCGTGGAAACCCTGCGCGGCATCCCCGACAACAGCATCCACTATTCCATCTTTTCCCCGCCGTTCGCAAGCCTGTACACCTATTCCAACAGTGACCGCGATATGGGCAACAGCAGCGACGGCGCGGAGTTTGCACAACACTTCGGCTACCTCGTGGCGGAGCTGTACCGGGTCATCATGCCGGGGCGGCTGGTATCCATCCACTGCATGAATCTGCCCGCTATGAAATCCCGTGACGGCTTTATCGGCATCAAGGATTTTCGCGGTGACATTATCCGCGAGATGACCGAGTATGGGTTCATCTTCCATTCGGAGGTGTGCATCTGGAAAAACCCGGTCACGGAGATGCAGCGCACGAAAGCCCTCGGCTTGCTACACAAACAGATCCGCAAGGATTCGGCGATGTCGAGGCAGGGGCTGCCTGATTATGTCGTGACATTCCGCAAGCCCGGTGAAAACCCTGAGCCTATCCCCCACGACCATGAATCGTTCCCGGTGGATGTGTGGCAGAAATACGCATCACCGGTCTGGATGGATGTGCGGCAGTCCAACACCTTGCAGCGCAAGAGCGCCCGCGATGAAAAGGATGAAAAGCACATCTGCCCGTTGCAGTTGGATGTAATCGAGCGTTGCATCGACCTGTGGACGAATCCCGGCGACATCGTGCTTGATCCGTTCGCGGGTATCGGCTCTGTGCCCTATCAGGCCGTTCTCATGGGTCGTCGTGGGCTGGGTGTCGAACTGAAAGACAGCTACTACGCACAGGCCGTGAAAAACCTTGAGGGCGCGGCCAGTGAGGCCGACAGCCACGAAATCAACACCAATGTGCGCCTGCGCTGCCCCGTGTGCGGCATCAAGGTTGACAGCAAAATCTGCCCGCTGTGCGGTAAGGATTTGATGGCAAGGGAGGAGTAAAGCATGGAACGGACGACAAACTCTGCGGATGCCCGCCGCGCGGCGGATTATCTGTCCAGATACTGTGACGAGTGCATTGGGTGCGTCAACTGCATTTTTGACATTGGCGAGGAGGGGCAGTCCTGTCGTATCAATGATGGGAACGCCCCTATCAGTTGGGTGCTACCCTCTTTCTGGACGGCGCAGGACATCGCACTTGCAAAGGCCATGATGCCGTTTGCAAAAACTATCGTCTGGCCTATTGAGGCGAAACCTAATCCGAATCACCGCTATTTTAAGGGCGAGGGACAGCGCACCATTCCGCTACCGACAGGGGCTTTTAATAATCTGCGTCCCGGCGAGATTATCAATCTAGCTGACATTGTGGGAGGTACAGACGATGCCCGATGACGTTTTGGACATGATCGGCACGGCGGCAGCGCTGGAACAGTTGGCCGAGGAATCCGCTGAACTTGCTCAGGCCGCGCTCAAGATGGCCCGCAAGCTGCGCGGTGAAAACCCTACGCCGAAATCCCGCGCAGACTGTATCGCCAATCTGCAAGAGGAAATCGCGGATGTGGAATTGTGCATCAGTATTTTGCCCGCCGCACTGAATGACCCCGCCGAGGTCGGCAGGACGATGTCCGCAAAGCATCGGCGGTGGAATGAACGGCTACACGATGAAAAGCTCTGGGAGGTGAGCAGCCATGAGGATTGACATTCGAGACAGTAAATACTCCATCATCTACAACGAAAAGACTGGCGCAGTTGAGGATGTCTTGTGGTGCAATGAAAGCGCCGATGATTTGAAAAACCTCAATGTCGTAGCCGATATGACCCGCGAACTGGCCGTGTATCGGCGGGCGGGTGTCGCCATGTTTGCCGGGGCAAAGGCCATCCGTGACCTGATCGAGCATGGTCGGCGCACCTACCATCAGCGCATTGTCCACGGTATGCGTGTCAACTACTATAATATACGCCTTGCAAAAGCTATGGATTTGCTGATGCAGGCGGGAGCTCTGGCGATGAATGAACGCGATGCCCTGCGCGAGTGCGCCAGCAGAACAGCTGCCGAGCGCCTTTTTAATTCGCTGTTGCAGTGAGGTGCCACTATGATGCACTTGAAAATTACCGATGAAATTCGGGAGCGCTGTCTGCGCGAGGCGGCGCATGATGCCCACATCAATGATCGCATCGTTACCTCTACCCCTCAGACCCTTGCCGAGCGAGGCATGACGATGCTCGGCAGTACCCGCGCTACCCCGCGCATCCGTTCCTACCTCTACTGTGACGCTGTGGATGCCTGTTTCTACTACGCCGGGGCGGTGCCCAGCGTCGTCGTAACCGCCCGCTGGACGGCTGACAGCCCCGACATCGCCGAGGGTTCTAAAAAGCTACAAATCGCCGCTGAGGTCGTGCGCCGCATGATGACCGCGATGGATAAGGCGATGAAAGCCGAAAAAGACCGCCAATGGGCGGCATACATGGAGGAGCAAAAACTGAAATGAGCCGTCCGACCACATACGCCGTTGACTTTGACGGCACCCTCTGCGAAAACGCCTACCCTGAAATCGGCGCACCCAATTTACCCCTGATCGACAAACTCATATCTCGCCGCCGCCTCGGTGCGAAGGTCATTCTGTGGACGTGCCGGGAGGGTGAGCTGCTGACCCGCGCCGTGGAGTTTTGCCGCTGTTACGGGCTGGAATTTGACGCAGTGAACGACAACACCGAGGAGTTGAAACGGGCATACGGCACCAACCCGCACAAAATCGGTGCTGACTACTATATTGACGATAAGGCCCTGCCGCCTGATCTATTTGTATCATAGGAGGAATTAGAAAATGGTTATGTTGATAGCTATCGCAAAGGTTCTCATGGGCCTTTTTGTCATCGCTTTAGTTCTGGCGTTTATCACTGCCATCTTCCTGCTGGGAGCTATTGTGGCAACGCTCGGAACAGCTACACAGCCGTTATTCGGGAGAGATCGGGAGGCTGACGAGCCGGAGATGGTGAATCATCCCGACCACTACAATCGCCCCGGCCAGAAAGAGTGCATCATCGAGATGGAGGAGCGGTTCGGCACTGCCGCCGTGCAGTATTTTTGTCTGTTGAGCCGCTACAAATACTTATACCGCTGCGGTCTGAAAGACGGCGCAACGCAGGAGTTGTCAAAAGCCAACTGGTACAAAGATAAGTTTCTCTCGCTGGGCGGCGATGACAAACTGCTGAAAATCGTACCCGATAACGCAAAAGCTACCGCTTACCAGCGGATGGGCGGCAACGCCTGCATCGAAAAGGAGGCCCTGAGCCATGAATGTTGAACTGATTGCCTGTTCCCGCCCGCTCCCCGGTCAGTGCGGCACGGTCAATAATCCGATGGGCATTACGCCCAGTCCCATGCGCATTATTGAACAGGCTGCGAGTGTGTGCTACGACAGCAAGCCGGATTTCTGGGATTTCAAAATCGCCCATAATTGTGCCAAAACCGGGCATCTGAGTGTATATGAACATGCCTACTTCACATTCCGCATCAAGGGTATCAGCCGTGCTTGCCTCGCCCAGTTGACCCGGCATCGGCATTCCAGCTTTTCCGTGCGCAGTCAACGCTATTGCAATGAAAGCCGCTCCGAGCCGGTTTTCCCTACATCCACTAATGAAGATCAGAACGGCATCATTGCCGATGCCTACGACTACGCATGGGATGCCTATGACCGCTTGATTGAGGCTGGCACGGAAAAAGAGGACGCGCGGATGGTTCTGCCCAACGGCGCCCCCACTGAATTGTGTATCTCCATGAACGCGCGGGCGTTGATTGAGGCCAGCTATTTGCGGATGTGCCGTAGGGCGCAGCTTGAAATCCGCTCCCTGTTTATGGCGATGCGGCGTTGCGTTGCCACCGTTGCCCCCGACATCGCAAACATGATGGTTCCGCAATGCGAAATCAACCTGCAGTATCAGTTTTGCACCGAGGCTAAATCATGCGGCAAGCATCCCCGCCTGCAGGACGTGCTGGCAACGGCTACACTGAAACATATTGAGGAGGCTGACGAAAAATGAAATGTCTGTATAAAGTACCGTTCAGTGGCTTTTTTATGGCTTATGCCGAATCCGCCGAGGAGGCAAAAAAGATGTCCCCCGATGATGGTGAGGTTATTTATTCCGAGCAATCCACGGGAGAGGTCGAGGCTTTCCCCGATGGCACGTCCATCCCGTTTGATGAGCATCACTGCCTGTTCATTGAACCGGCAGATGAAGATTTTGACGAGGGCATCTCTGAGGATTGGGAGGATGAGTTGTGAACACTGATATTGTTTGGGGCGGTCTGCTGGTGCTGGGTACTGTCTGCGCTACGATTCAGCACTACATCACCAAAAAGAGCGCGGAATCTGAAATCGCATCCCTGAAAACGCGCCTTGAGTTCGCCAAGCAGGAAACCCGCATCTGGAAAACCACCGCATATCGCCATGCCGATGAACGAAATCACGCTGTCCGCATGGCCCAATACTGGCGCAAACAGGCTCTCAACGAGCATTTTGGTTTTGAGCCGGAAAAGGCAGCCCCGTCCCCTACTGTGGCTGAGGTCGTAAACGAAATGATGCGGTATGACGCGCTGATGCAGGCCACGGGCTGGACACCCGCCCACGACCCCGACGACGCCCCGGCTGAGGCCGAAACGGTCACAACAACAAATGTACTGGGTGAAACCGAAACCACCGTACAGAGCGCCGCTGCGGGCGCAGAGGAGGATACCACCCATGATTAACGTCCAAGAGGATTTGATTGCGTTCAACTCCCGCAACAATCCTTATTACAACGACAAGGGCTATGCTGACCCTACCGCATATCAGGGTATTGAGGCGGCAGCAACCAGTGAATACCGGGCGCGGTTTGATGCCATCGCCGCGCTTATCCACACGGTCAAGTACATTTGCGGGCTGGCGGGGTTTGAGGTCGTAGGCCGAATCACCCTGCGGCACAAGCAGAGCGGCGACATCTACAAATGAGGAGGAGATCTGAGATATGGCTACACCGAACGAAAAAGAGGATGCCGAGGTTTATCCCGTAGTCATCCTCGACCCGAACGGCAATGAGTACACAAAGGGTATCGCGGCATGGCTGACGGCCATTGCAAAGCAGAATCCTAAAAATCTGGTGTGCATCGCCCGTGGCACCGACCCCGAAAAGCCGGAGCAGTCCGTGTACACGCTCATGCGGTGGGAAACCAAGAGCATTGAGCTTTCCGAAATTGCCGGATACCTGACATCCGTTGCATCTGAGCTGTTCAGCCGTGAACAGCCTAACAGCGAAACCCCATTATAACGATAAAGCGAGGAAAACGGTCATGCAATTCGATAGACAAATTACCATCACCACCGGCGCATCCCGAAACGATCTCAACTGGAAACCTCAGCTGATGACCGTAGCAGAGCTGTATGACCGCCTGCGGAATCCCGTCCGTTCAACGGAAACGCTTGACGCATATATGCACCTGCCGAAACCTCAGCAGGACGCATTAAAGGATGTCGGCGGGTTCGTGGGCGGCTCCCTCAACGGCGGACGGCGCAAGGCCAATGCAGTGACCGGGCGTGACCTTGTGACGCTTGACTTCGATAATATCCCCGGCTGGGGCACCGATGAAATCGTGAGCCGCGTGGATGCCATCGGATGCAGCTATGCGATCTACTCCACACGCAAGCACTGCCCCAATAAGCCCCGCCTGCGCGTTGTAATCCCCCTTGACCGTACTGCTACCCCCGATGAGTACGAGCCTCTGGCGCGGCGGCTGGCGTGGCTGGTCGGCATTGATAAGGCCGACCCTACCACATTTCAGGCAAGCCGCCTTATGTACTGGCCGAGTGCCTGCGTGGATTCGGATTATGTGTTCCGTTGCAAGGATGCGCCGCTGGTATCTGTGGCGTTCCTGCTGGGAACCTACACGGACTGGCGCAACATGGTCGAGTGGCCGCAGGTTCCCGGCGCCGCCCCGAATTACCAAAAGATGGCACTCAAGCAGGGCGACCCGCTGACAAAGCCCGGCATTGTTGGCGCGTTCTGCCGCGCCTATGACATCCGCACGGCGATGGACAAGTTTCTGCCCGGCATCTATACCCCGTGTATTATGGGCAGCGAGGAGCGGTACACCTATACGGGCGGCAGCACGGCGGGCGGCGCTATCATCTACGATAACGGCAAATTCCTGTACAGCCATCACGCTACTGACCCCTGCTCTATGCAGCTTGTGAACGCCTTTGATTTTGTTCGCCTGCACCTGTACGGCGATAAGGACGACAGCGCCCCCGGCAATACCCCGGTCAGCAAGCTCCCGTCTTATAAGGCGATGCGCGAAATGGCGATGCAGGATAGCGCGGTGCAGGCCATCTACAACAAGGAGCAGTTCGCCCAGTTGCAGGCCGATTTTGGCGCTATCGCTCCCGTCCCCGGCAACGGGCCTCAGCAGACCCCCGGCGACAGTGACGGCGCCGAGCCTGTGCAGGGCGAGGTCATCGGCGATGACGGTCAGCAGACCGACCCCAACGCATGGCTGGGCTATATCCAGCGCGATGAAAACGGCAAAATCAAGCAGACCATCGACAATGTTCTGCTGATTCTCAACAATGACCCTCGCCTGTGCGGACGGTTCATGCTGAATGAGTTCAGCGGGCGCGGCGAGGTGCTGTACCCCCTGCCGTGGGACAAAGACCCCGACAAATTCAAGCGGCGGGCATGGGCTGATTCGGACATCAGCGCAATGTACTGGTACATGGAAAAGGGATACAAGATCACCAAGCGCAACGCCATCGACGCGGGGCTGGACATCCATGCGGCTACACACGCATTTAACGAGGTGCAGGATTTCATCAAGGGTCTGGCGTGGGATGGAGTGCCTCGGCTGGATACCCTGTTCATCGACTACCTCGGTGCTGACGATTCCCCCTATACCCGCGCGGTCACTCGCAAGGCGTTTGTCGGTGCTGTGGCCCGCGCGATGGAGCCGGGATGCAAGTTCGATAATATGCTCATTCTGTGCGGGCCGCAGGGCCTCGGCAAGTCCACGCTGCTGGACAGAATGAGCAAGGGCTGGTACAACGACAGCATCCGCACGTTTGAGGGCAAAGAGGCATCCGAGCTTTTGCAGGGCGTTTGGCTGGTCGAAGTGGCAGAGCTTGATGCTTTCCGCAAAACAGATGTATCCCGCATCAAGCAGTTTTTGAGCCTGCGCTATGACCGCTACCGCGCCGCCTATGGTCGTAATGTAAAGGAACTGCCCCGCTGCTGTGTCTTTTTCGGCACCTGCAACGTCAGCGATTTTCTGCAAGATACCACGGGCAACCGCCGTTTCTGGCCCGTGGATGTGGGACAAGGCGAACTGATTCACCGCGCATGGGATCTGACCGATGACGAAATCAATCAGATTTGGGCCGAGGCAAAGATGCGCTGGATGATGGGAGAGCCGCTGTTCCTGACCGGCGATTTGGCAGACGCGGCCCGCGCACGGCAGGAGGATCACCGCGAGGCATCCGTCCGCGAGGGTCTTATCCGTGATTTTGTGGAGCGTGATGTTCCCACAAACTGGCTTGAGTGGCCACTGGACAAGCGCCGCGATTACTGGGCTGGGGCTTGCAAGGGGCAGGACATCCCGACGATGCCCCGTGACCGCATCTGTGCCGCCGAGGTTTGGTGCGAACTTTTCAACGGCGCCCCGCGTGACATCAAACAGGCAGACACCCGCGAAATCAACGCCGTGCTGGCAAGCACCCCCGGATGGGAGGCTAATCGGGGCATGAAGTTTGGGCCGTACAAGCAGCAGCGCGGTTATCGGAGATTCAACAGACGGGCGTAATGTGTATAAAAATCAACTGACACTTTAAGCCAAAAAGCTGACACTTCCTTATATGCCAAGTGTCAGAACCGTCAGAAGTGTCAGTCAAATATGAAAAAATCGTGAACAAGCGCACTGACACAACTGACACGCAAAATACAAGTGTCAGTTAAAGTGTCAGTCTAAATTTTAACGATGTATCGTTGTAATATATCTATAACTGACACTTCTGACACTTAAAATAAATAAAAATAAAAATAAGTAAAATAACGCGCGTGAGAGCGCATATACCCCCGTATTTACGGGTCTATACGCGCGTGCGCGTGTGTCAGTCAGGTGGACAAGCGCGGCGGCGATGCCGCGAAAAAGATGGGAGGTTATTAGGATGCCGGAATTGGAAAAGGTCATCGAGCGCAAGCTGCGTGATGGTGTGAAGAAATTGGGCGGCGGGGCGCAATGCCTGAAATTTGAAAGCCCCGGCACATCTGGGGTGCCCGACAGGATGATCCTGTTGCCGGGAGGTCGTGTCGTGTTCGTGGAGCTTAAACAGGTTGGCAAGCGGGAGCGGATGCGGCAGACGTATGTACAGAATCAGATGCGGCGACTGGGCTTTACCGTGTTCAGCACGGTATCGACCCCGGAACAGGTGCAGACGATTCTCAGCCATTGCGAGGAGGTCATGCGGCAAAATGGATTGTAAAGAGTTCCACCCATACCCCTATCAGCAGTTTTGCATCCAGCACATCATCGATCACCCCGCTGCCGGGCTTTTCGTGGACATGGGCATGGGCAAAACCGTGATGACACTGACCGCGTTTAACTATCTCAAGTATTATGCGTGGCAAATTCGGCGATGCCTCGTCATTGCGCCGAAGAAAGTTGCCGAGGCAACATGGCGCACCGAAATTTCAGGGTGGCAGCATCTGCGGCATCTGCGCTGCTCCGAGGTGCTGGGAACAGCTACACAACGCCGCGCCGCGATGGCAGTGGATGCCGACATCTATGTGACGAATCGGGACAATGTGCAGTGGCTCGTCAAAGAGTACGGCAAGGCGTGGCCGTTTGATATGGTCGTATTGGATGAATCGTCATCGTTCAAAAATCATCAGGCCAAGCGGTTTAAGGCCCTGCGGTCAATGCGACCCAAAATCAAGCGCATTGTGGAATTGACCGGCACCCCCTCGCCGCACGGCTTGATGGATTTGTGGGCGCAGGTCTACTTGCTGGACGGTGGGCAGCGGCTGGGTCGCACGATCTCTGTTTACCGCGATATGTACTTTGAGCCGGACAAGCGCAGCAGGTCGCAGATATTTACTTACAAGGCCCGCCGGGGCGCAGCAGAGGCCATCTATGCCGCTATCAGTGATATTTGCATCAGCCTGTCCAGTGACGACTATCTGACCCTCCCTGACCGCATCTATGATGAGATACCCGTCAAGCTGGACGGCCCTGCCGCCGCCGCGTATAAGCGATTGGAGCGGGATGCCCTGCTGGAAGTGGACGAATCGACCATCACGGCGGGCACGGCGGGAGTGCTGGCGGGCAAGCTGTTACAGCTCTGCAACGGCGCTGTGTACGATGAGGAGGGCAAGGTCATCCCTGTTCATGACTGCAAGCTGGCGGCGCTGGTGGAGCTGATTGAGGGTCTGCACGGTCAACACGCCCTGCTGTTCTACTGGTTTCAGCACGACCTTTCCCGCATCCTCGCCGCCCTTGAGCCGCTGGGTCTGCGGGTGCGCGTATACAACGGCCCTGATGATGAACGGGCATGGAACGCGGGAGAGGTGGACATTCTGCTGGCCCATCCCGTGTCCTGTTGCTACGGCCTCAACCTGCAACACGGCGGGCATCACATCATCTGGTTTGGGCTGACATACTCGGCGGAGGTTTATCTGCAGGCGAACAAGCGGCTACACAGGCAGGGACAGACGCATCCCGTCGTCATCCATTCGCTGGTCGTGCAGGGCGGGCAGGATGAGGATGCCATCGCAACGGTCATGGGCCGTGTCACCGAACAAAACCATCTGCTGGAATCGCTAAAAGCAAAAATCATCACGGCAAAGGAGGCCGTCTGACTATGACGATGAAAGAATTATCTCAGCTCCATTGGCTGAATTTGGAGATTGACCGTGATAAACAGCACCTTGCAGAGCTTGAGGCCCGCGCCACATCCCCCGGTGGGCCGAATATGTCTGGGATGCCCGGTGGCGGCGGTGCAAGGTCGAGTGTAGAAAGTGACGCGATAGCCATTATCGAACTGAAAGAGCAGATCAGGGGCAAGCTGGCCCGCGCTATGGCAGAGCGTGACCGCATCACAGCGTACCTTGACGGCGTGGATGATGCACAGTTACGGCTCATTATGCACTTGCGCTTTGTGGACGGCCTGTCGTGGGCGCAGGTGGGCGCAAGCGTGGGCGCGGGATACACTGGCGATGCCTGCCGTATGGCCTGCAAGCGCTATTTAGCAAAAACCACATAGAAAAAAGCGAACAAAACGAACAATTCAACGTAAAATATTGATTGTTCGCCCCCATGCGCGTATTATGTATTTGCGGGTTTAGGGCGAGGGAGTTCTGGGCGCTCCCTCGCTCGTGCTTTCCCCGCTGTCACCTCCAAACGCCGCTGCGTGAATGAGCGCGGCGGCGTTCGTGTTTGCGCCGAGGTGGCAAAAGCCCTATACGCTGGGTGCGCCTCTCACGCCCGGCGCTGTGCAGGCCCTTGACCCCTGCACTAAATTTTACCCCGGTAGCCTACGGGGCCGGGGCATTTTACCGCATAGCTGTTCAATCAGCAATTAGAGCGAAAAGGGCGCTGTGTTATCCCCATAGCACGGCAAGGGTGCAAGGCCCTTATGCGGTTCCATTAGGCCATTGCCGTCGTCCGGCCATTGCGGCGGCACAAGTGATCTGCACCTCCCCAGTGATGGCAAATTGCGGTTTGCAAGCCATTCACGCGGTTCCACCGCTGGCGGTTTCCGATCAGTGGCCTATATTATATCGCACAGTAGAGCATTGGCAGCTCGGCAGGTTCATACCCTGCAAGTAGCTGGTTCGATTCCAGCCTGTGCAACCATGCGAGGCTTGAGGGCATTTCACCTCGCGGCGCGTCCACGGCAAAACGGGCTTTTTCTCCTTTCCCCGTATGACGCGCCTGATTTTGGTTATTATCGCGGTTCGCCGCGAGGGCCGACGCCGGTACTGCCGCCGTTGACCTTCCCTATATTACGCGCCACAGTGTCACAACTGCGGCGCATTTTTATTGCTTTCCCGGAGGTCTATGGTGTACCGCACAGAACGCAATTACGAGAATCTCAATAAGGGCATTTTCCCCGGCGCTGGGCGGTTCGACATCCCCATTCTGCGGCCCGAATTGACTACGGCTGAAAACTGGATAAGTTTCAACTACGCCAAAGGGTGCGAGGAGCCGTCAGAGCATGGCGTTCACTTTTTCGTTGACGATTACCAGTTCAACCGCATCTGGGCGCATCCCGACAACTACCTCGGTATGATGGCGCGGTTCGACACCGTATGCACCCCCGATTTCAGCACATATACAGACTTTCCCCGCATTATCCAGATTTACAACCATTACCGCAAGCACTGGCTGGGCGCCTATTGGCAGGCCCACGGCATCAAGGTCATTCCGACCATCTCATGGAGTACGCCGGATAGCTTTGCATGGTGCTTTGACGGTGAGCCGATAGGCGGCGCGGTGGCCGTGTCGAGCGTTGGCACACAGGCAAGCCCCGAATCGGCAGACCTGTTCATGGCTGGGTACAATGAGATGCTGCGGCGCTTACAGCCCGCGCAGATCATCTTCTACGGCAAGGTGCCCGCCGGGTGCGAGGGAAACATTTTTCACGTTACAGCGTTTCAGGAAAAACTCAAGGCGCGAGTAAAGGGTAAGAAAGAGCCCTGCAATGTACGGGAGAGCGTCCCGGATGACTGATTCGCAAATTTAATACGCTAAGCGCTGAAATGTCAAAACCGACATTGCGGCGCTTTTTTATTTACAAAATCGACGCATAGCGCTATAATGGAGGTTGAACATGGGCGGCAGAGGCGGTAAAGGCAATGTCAACGGTTTTATCGACTGGCTGAGTAAAGAGGGCAAGGGCGGCGGTTCGCCGCATCCGCTTGATATTTCCAAATTCGGCAACATGAGCCTTGAGGATGCAGAACGTCGCATCCGCAATCTGAAACATGAGGAGCTTTTCGTTTTTGACAAAGACGGTAAGCTGATCGAGGCGTACAAGGGCAATGCAACGTCCGTATCGTTCCCGATGTCTGTTTTGGATTATAAAGGCGCAACTGTCACGCACGGACACCCCAAAGGCGCGGCAGATTTCGGCGGCACATTCTCTTTTGCCGACATTAAAAACATGCTGGAGTCCAAATGGGCGGAACACCGTGCCACGGCCAGCGGCCAAGGCGAGATGAACTACATCATGCGTAAGGGGCAGGGCGCAAAACCTAAAGCCTTTTACAACCAGATCAACCGAGACTATAAGCAGATCGAGCGTTATTTGTCTGATCGCTATACAAAAGCGTATGATGACGCGCTCAAAGACGGCAAGAGCAAGCAATCCGCCATACACATGGCCCGCCAGATGGCCGTTGGCTATCTCAACGACTACTGGCGGCGCACGGCTCCCAAGTTTGGCTATGAGTTCATCACCCGCAAAAAGGATTATACATACAACCGCTAATTTCGATGAATTGAGAGGAGATTCGATATGGCAAAGCAGAGAACTATTGAAACGGATGGTAGCTTTTTTGATGACCTGCGCAACATGGAGCGCCGCATCCTGACGGAGCGGGGCGATACTGAGGCACTCGCCATTCTCGATGCCGAGGATGCCGAGGCAAATGCCGAAGATGACGCAGACGATGAATAATCCCATCGCAAAGTAACTGAATACCCCTTAGCACTCAGCGCTGAAATGCGCCGGGTGCTTTTTTTTATTTTTACTGATAGGAGGTGGCAGCAGATGCCCGAAAATACCGAGGCTATGCCGGAGATCAGCGCATGCCCCGCGCCGCAAGACGCGAAGCCCGCCGACACCGGCGAGAAAAAGCAGAAAAAGCCTCGCAATACGTCCGGGATGAAACCGCCACTGAATCAGCTCCCCCCGGAGGAGGCGTTCGCCATCCGCTCCAAAGGCGGTAAGGCAGCGGCCAAAAAGCGCCGGGAGGAGAAGCTGGTAAAGGATGCCCTGCTGAACCTGCTGACAAAACCTCAGCACAAGAAAAAGGGCGGCAAGGCCCACTACAAGGCCAGCGCCGAGTTGGCGAGCTATGATGACGTGTTCTCTGAGAATACGACCCTCATGGTGCAGATGCTCATTCCCCTTATCCAATCTGCCATCAATGGCAACATTGAATCCCTGTTCGCCATTCTGCGCGTTTTGGGGCAGGAACCGGGCACCCCCGGCCAGTTTGGTGTTGATGAGTTTACCCCGCCTGAGCCGCCCACAGAGGGCGCAGGCGGCCCCGGCAAGACTGAGCCTGCCAGCGACCCTAATGCAGTGCGCATCCACCTGATACGCGGCGAGAAGCCCGCCCCCGTGGCTGAGGGCGATGCCCCGGCAGCGGAGCAAGCTGACGCCGATCAGGCAGGCACGGCTACACCCGTCATGACCCCTGCCGATGGGGAGGCGGTGCCCGATGCCTGATGTTTACATCGAAGATGTCATCGCGCCCAACTATGACGAACTGCTGGATGATGTTCTCGATCATCGGCACTCGCAATATCTCCTCAAGGGCGGGCGCGGTTCGCTGAAATCGTCCTTTATTGGCTTTGCTATCCCGCTGATTATGGTTCAGCCGGGAAACGAGGCTTGCAATGCGGTCATATTCCGTAAGACCGCCAACACCCTGCGCGATTCCGTTTACAGCCAGATGGTCTTTGCCCTTGACAAGCTGGGCCTTGACAGCGAATTTATCTGTCATGTTTCCCCCATGAGCATCACCCGGAAAAGCACCGGGCAGACGATTCTTTTTCGCGGTCTTGATGACCCGATGAAGCTGAAATCGTTGAAATTCCCCAAAGGGTACTGCGCCATCACATGGTTTGAAGAAGCGGACACGTTCGATGGGATGAAAGAAATCCGAAACGTGTTGCAATCTACCAACCGTGGCGGCTCTAAGTTTTGGAATTTCATGTCGTTCAACCCGCCCATCACCCTGAACAACTTTATGAATCAGGAGGCGCTTGTTCAGCGCCCCGATAGACTGGTTCATTCCAGCACTTATCTGACCGTGCCGCCTGAATGGCTCGGCCAGATGTTCTTTGATGATGCGGAGCTGTTGCGGCAGACCAACCCCCGCGCTTATGAACATGAGTATCTGGGCATCCCCACGGGCACGGGCGGCGAGGTGTTCAGCAACCTTGAACTGCGAGAAATCACCGATGCCGAAATTGCGTCGTTTGATTATATCTACGAGGGCATCGACTGGGGCTGGTATCCCGATCCCAACCATTGGAGCAAGATGTGCTACCGTCCCTCAAAGATGACGCTCTATATTTTCGATGAACTGCGCTGCAACAAAACTCCGAATGAGGTTTTCTGGCAGCGCTTGCAGAAAGAAAAGAACGTAACATCGCAAGACCTCATTATTGCAGATAGCGCCGAGCCGAAATCCATTGCGGACTTGAAAGCCTACGGCGCATCTATTCGCCCCACTGAAAAGGGGCCGGATTCTGTGCGGTACAGCATGAAATGGCTGCAATCGTTGGTGAAAATCGTCGTTGACCCCAACCGATGCCCGGAAACGGCGCGAGAGTTTGCCGAATACGAATACGAGCGCACCAAAGACGACGAACTGACCGGGCAATACCCCGATAAGGACAACCACAGCATTGACAGTGTGCGGTACGCGCTCAATCCGATTTGGAAACGGCGCGGCCTGTGAGGTACAGCCCATGTCTATTTTTTCAAGTATCTATACCATGATAAGGCAGGTGTTAGGCAGAGTGATTCCGTATCAGAATATCCAGCAGGTGGAGAGCATCGACACGCCGCTGTCGCAGGAGATGCAGATTGCTCTCGAAGCATGGCACCGGGCGTATCTGGACAAGCCCGTCTACAAAAACGAGCAGGTCAAAACCCTCAACATTCCTGCGTTCATCGCGTCCGAGATTTCCCGTCAGGTCACGCTTGAATTTAAGTGGAGCATCACGGCGGGCAAGGATGATAGCACAGGCGAGGACATCACCAACCCGCGCTCGGAATTTCTGAGCAAGGAGTTTGAGAAGCTGGCTACACAGCTGCGGAGCAAGACCGAGATCGGATGCGCGGCTGGTGGCATGACGATAAAGCCGTATGTCCGTGATGGGCATATCTATTTCGACTATACCCCCGATTGGGATTTGTACCCCATTGCTTTCGGCGATGACAGCGACCTGTCCGATGTCGTTTTCCGTGATATGTTCTCGGAGGGCAAAACCTACTATTCCCGCCTTGAGCGGCACACCGTCGAGGGCGATAGAATCAAAATTACGCAGCGGGCCTTTAAGTCCAGTTCCCGCGATGCTCTTGGCAAGGAAATTCCCTTGACGGAAGTACCGCAGTGGAAAGACCTCAAGCCCGTGGTCTACGTCAACAACGTGGATGGGCAGCTTTTTGGCTGGTTCCGCGTGGCATCGGCGAACACCGTTGACCCGCTTTCCCCTATGGGCGTGGCTGTGTTCGCTAAGAGCATGGACACCATCAAGGAGGCTGACACACAGTACAGCCGCCTGCTGTGGGAGTTTGAGGGCGGCGAAATGGCTATTGACGTTGACCCGATGGCCTTGCGACCCATTGACGGTGTTATGCGTAACGGCGCAAAGGCTATGGAAACCCCCAAGCTGAACGAGCGCCTGTTCCGCGCGGTCGATCTGGGCACTGATGAAACATATCATGTTTTCGCCCCGACCCTGCGCGATAGCTCCCTTGTGGCCGGTCTGAACCAAATCCTGATGAAGATTGAAGATCAGTCCGGCCTCGCCCGTGGCACCCTCTCCGATGCCAACACAGAGGCCCGCACGGCCACTGAGCTGACTATCCTGCGCAATCGTACCTATACCACCATTGCCGACAACCAGCAGGCCCTTGAGCGTGCGCTGCGCGAGGTCGTGCGGGCGATGGATAAGTATGCCGACCTGTACAATCTCGCCCCGGCTGGCGAATATGAGGTGTCGTTCGATTGGGATGATTCCGTTATCGCCGATACCGAAACCCAGTTGCAGCAACGGCTCCTCATGCTCAATAACGGCATGATGAGCAAAATTGAGATGCGTATGTGGTTCTTTGGCGAAACCCGCGCACAGGCCGAAAAGGCCTTGCAGGAAGTCCAGCAGGAAAAAGTCAGCGAAATGCAGGCCGCTATGGCTATCCAGCAGCCCAACCCCGACCAGAGCGATGTCACCGTTCCCACGGACGAGGGCGACAACGACAATGCCGATCAGGGCGGGGGCAACCCGGCTACACCGTTCGGGAGTGGCCCCGGCGAGGAGTGATGACCCGTGCTGACCCAAAAAGAGCTTGATGCCGCCGTTCGCAAAATGATTGCGAATCTGGATGAAGTCAATCTGTATTTCATCCAGAAAATAGCGGCGCAGATAAAGAAAATAGGCGAGATGAACCCCACCAGTATACACCGCTATGCGATCATGCTGGAAATGGGTGCAGACATCGCCAATATTTCCGGCAAGCTCCAAGCCGCAACCCGGCTGACACAGCAGCAGATGGCCGTTGTGTACAACACCGCCTTGCAGGACAACTTCACTGACCCGCGCTTTAAGGCCGTGCTGGCGGCGCATCCGCTGCCCCGTGAGGAGAATCAGAGGCTCATACAGTATACGCGCAACATCGCCGCGCAGACCTCTGGGGCGCTGCAAAACCTGTCCAACACTACGGCCATATCCGTGCCCTATCAACAGGCCATAGATAAGGCCATTTTGAGCGTGTCCACCGGCATGACCGACTACAAATCGGCTATGCGGCAGACCATCAAAGATATAGGCTGGGCAGGGATGCAGGTGCAGTACGCAAGCGGCTATCACCGCCGCCTTGATACTGCCGCCCGCCAGAACATCATCGACGGGGCTTGCCAAATCGCCCAGCACAGCGCCGACGAAATCGGCAAGGCGCTGGGCTATGATGCGGTGGAGCTGTCCGCGCATCTCAACAGCGCCCCCGACCATGAGCCGGTGCAGGGTCATGTTTTCCTGCTGGCCGAATACGCCAAAATGCAGGCGGGCATGGCCTGCGTGGACGTGGACGGTCATCACTTTGCAGGATTCAAGCGCCCTATCGGCGAGTGGAACTGCGGGCACTTTGCCGCACCGTTCAGCACCGAATATTCGGTGCGCAAATACTCCGACCATCAACTGGCGGCATGGATAACGTCAAACCATGCAGGCGTGACTATCGGCAACAAAGAGGGCCTGACCCTCTATCAGTGTTCGCAGATGATGCGGAAAATCGAAACCGATACCCGCCGCTGGAAAGACGTTGCCATTGCCGCGCGGGCCGCTGGCGACGATGACCTGCGCCGTGAGGCACAGCAGCACATCAACGCCCTGAGTGCCCGATATAATCTCATTGCCAAGCAATCCGGGCTGTCACAGCGCCGTGACCGCATGGCAGTGGACGGCTTTAGGGCCATAAAAGTAAGCGCCTGAAACGGCGCTTTTTCTGTGTTATCACGCCGTTTTGGCTGATAAATAAATACCCGGCATTGCAGGGAAATAAATGCGATGGCGCGACGTGCGCGGAGTGGCCGCGCGATTATAAGCTAAATCAATCGCGGCGAAAGGACAATCTTATGGAATTGCTCAAAAATCTGTTTTCTGAGGGCGAGGCGCTGACCTACGACCAGTTGACCGAAAAAATCAGCGCGGCGGGCCTGAAACTCGCCAACATCGCGGACGGTTCCTACGTCAGCCGTGATAAGATGGATTCCAAGGTCAAAGGCTTGCAGGGTCAGATTTCCGACCTGCAGGGGCAGGTCAAGCAGCGTGACACCGACATGGCCGAATTGCAGACCAAGTTGACCGCCGCACAGACCGATGCTGACAAGCTGGCATCCGTTCAGTCCGATCTCGCGGCACTGCGTCAGCAGCGCGAGAATGACGGCAAGGAGTGGGAGCGAAAAATCGCCGCACAGGCGTATGAATTTGCCATCCGCGAAAAGGCGGGCGAGGTCAAGTTCAGCTCCAATGCCGCGAAAAAGCAGTTTATCGCGGACGCCATTGCCAAGCAGTTTAAGCAGGACGAGAACGGCAAGATGCAGGGCTACGACGAGTTTCTGACCCAGTACAAAACCGACGACCCCGGCAGTTTTGTCGTTGATGAACCGGCCCCGGCTAAGAAAAGCCCGTCCATCACGGTTCCCGCAAAGCCCGATGGAAACCCGCACAAAATGAGCTTGTCCGAGCAGATGGCGGCAGCAAATGCCGATCCCAACTTCGTGCCCGATTTTAACTAATCGAGCTACACCCGACGAACCCCTAAAAATTCAACAGGAGGCATAACCACATGGCAATCTTTGATTCCAAAAACTTCAATGGTAACGTGTTCAAGCAGTATGTTGACCGCGTTCCCAACCTGAACCGCAGCGAGCTGATTAAGTCCCGCGCCATCAAAAAGCGTCAGGACATCGCGCAGTCCATGAGCGATCAGGTCGGTGGCAACTACGTCACCATCCCCCTGCGTGGCATCATCAGCGGCACCGTCCCTCAGAACTACGATGGTTCCACCAACATCACCGCCACCAACACCAAGACTTTCTCCCACTCCCGCGTTGTCGTGGGCCGCGCACAGGCATGGACTGAGCGCGACTTCTCCTACGACATCACCGGCGGCGAGGATTTTCTCGCCGATGTCGCCGCTCAGATTGGCGAATACTGGGATGAAGTCGATCAGGCCACCATCATCAAGATTCTGACCGGCGTTTTCGCCATGAAAGACGCTGAGGGCGTGAAGTTTGTCCGTGAACACACCTACGATGTCACCGGCAAGACCAATTCCGAGGGCGCTCTGGGCCTGATGGACGGCACCTCTCTGAACACCGCCATGCAGCGTGCTTGCGGCGACAACAAGGGTGCGTTCAGCCTCGCCATTATGCACTCTGCCGTTGCTACCGGCCTCGAAAACCTCAAGCTGCTGGCGTACATGAAGTACACCGACAAGGACGGTATCGAGCGCGAGCTGCATATCGGCACCCTGAATGGCCGCACCGTTCTGGTTGATGACTCCATGCCTGCCGTGGAAACCGTCACCACCCCGGAGGTGCAGGGCGTTTACACCATCACTGTCAGCACCGCTGGCACCGATGGCAACACCATCACCGTGGACGGTCAGACCTATACCTTTGCCGCATCCACCTCCACCGCCAACAAGACCCTCAAGACCGGCGATACCGCTACTGAGGCTCAGGCGCTGAAAACTGTGCTGTCTGCTCAGTACGAGGGCAAGTTCATCGTCACCGTTTCTGGTGCTGTCGTTACCCTCAAGCAGATTTTCGGCGGCGAGGGCATGCTGCCTGTCGTGACCGTTTCCGGCGCTGTCAAGGCCGCTGCCGCCCAGACCACCGCAGGCGTGGCTAAGGTGTCTCAGACCCGTTACACTACCTACGTTCTGGGCGACGGTGCTATCGAGTACACCGACTGCGGCGCTAAGGTGCCTTACGAGATGGATCGTGATCCCCACACCAACGGCGGCGAGGACACCCTTTATGGCCGTCAGCGCAAGTGCTTTGCCCCCTACGGCATCAACTTCACCAAGGCCAAGATGAAGAGCCTGTCTCCCACCGATGACGAGCTGGAGGACGGCGAAAACTGGGAACTGGTGAACTCCAACGAGGCCGAGGGCAAGCAGTACATCGCCCGCAAGGCCATCCCCATCGCCCGCATCCTCTCTCTGGCCTGATCTCAGGTCGCTTAGGAGGTTTACACATGGCACACGATATGTACCTCACCTTTGACGAGTACAAGGATTTTGGCGGCACCGTTGATGCCGCTGCGTGGCCTCCGCTGGAATATGCTTGCAGAAAACGCATTGATCGCTTGACGGATTCTCGTGTCCAGAACATGGCCGAGATTCCCGAAGCGGTCAAACTCTGCGTTTTTGCACTGGCGCAAATGGAAAGCGCTGTCGGTGCCGTGGCACAGGTCACGTCACCCACAGTCACATCGTTTAACACGGATGGCTACACGGAGAATCACGGGAATGTGCCGGATGCCGATGCCGCAGCCAAGCAGATGAACGCCATTGCGGCGGATATGCTGTACGGTGAGCTGGACGATTACGGCGTTCCCCTGCTGTATAGAGGAGTGAGGTAAAATGCAACTTTGCAATGACACCGTCACTTTGTATAACCGCCGATTCGACCCAGAGGAAGATTGCGACGTTTATGGGCGCACCGTCATCCGGGGCGTTCACTGGTTTAACTCCGATGCGACCACCGTTGACAGCACCGGGTTGAAAGCGGCAAACAAGGTCACAATCCGCATCCCTACGGATGCGGATTTCGGCGGCAAAGTGTATCTGCCCCCTAAGCAGTACGCCACCACCGATGACCCTGCCACCGCTTTCACGTTGGCCGCTGGCGATCTCGTAGTTCTAGGCGTTGGTGCTGAGGGCTTGCGTCCCTCCACAATTCATGATGTCTACTCCGAGGCCGCAACTATCTTGCAGGTTACAGACAATCGTCGTGCTCCGCAGGCGCGGCATTGGAAAGTCGTAGGTGCTTAATGCAACTGTCAGTAGATTCGCGGTTTGATTTCGATAGCATAAACACTATTCTTACCAACCATGGCTTTGGAGATCACGGAATTGTCCAAAAGGTCATTGATAACGCGGTAATACGATGGTGCATGGATTACACTCCTGCGGACACATTTATGCTTGCAAAAAGCCCTTACGCCGCATCTGACATAGGCTCTGGCATCATCGTGTACCCCGGCCCCTATGCGCATTATATGTACATGGGCGAAGTTTATGGCCCGAATATTCCAGTTTTTGATGATAACAGTGGAACGCCTACACGATTTTTCTCTCGTCCCGGCGAGAGAAAAACTCCCACTGGCAGAGCAATTCAGTACAAAACTGATAAAAACGCTCTAGCCGGGCCGTTTTGGGCCGAACGAATGAAAGCCGATCACATCGATGACATTGTAAGGGAGGCAAAAAATGCCGCAGGTATCAAATAGCACTGAGGGAATCCGGAAGTGGTTTAGGCAATGCCCGCTGCTATCTAAAAACAAACGATTTGGTGCTGATTACCTCGGCGAAAACCCAACCGAATACGCCATTTACGCATCACCATCCACTCTGACCTACCATGAGAACATCCTCGGAGATTATGTTCTGGATGATAAGCAGACTCAAAACTATATTTTTGCTACGCGTGAAAATTTTGGGGCCGATGTCAAACAAAACTCCGACAATCTCGCTTTTTATACAGGTTTGATCGCGTGGATGGTAGAGCAGAACAATGCCCGAAACTACCCCTGCATAGAGGAGGGTCGGGTTTGCGCTATCGTTCCCACACTGACCGCGTATCCATCGCAGATTGGTGTTGATAGCGCAAAATATCAGATTCAGATACAAATCACATATAGGAGAAACTGAATATGAAGATTGAACGCAAATACATGGCGCACTATCTGAATGCCCATTTTGCAAACGACAGTGAGGGCACCGCCGAGTATGTACGCCTTGGCAAAGATTTGGAGGAGTATTCCCCCGAGTTGAGTGCTAATGTCGAGAAAAAGCAAAATATTCTCGGTAACACGTCCGTGACGATCGACAGCTACCAGAAGCAGGGCGAAGTCAGCCCCTACTACGCCGAAAAGGGCGACCCCCTGTTTGAAAAGCTGCAGGCCATCATCGACGGCGATCTGGTTCTGGACGCGCTGAAAACCGACATTGTGGAGGTCAAGCTCTGGAACGAGGAGGCATCCGGCGCTTTCCCCGCTGTGCGCGAGGAGTGCTACATCGAGGTCTCCAGCTACGGCGGCGACACCACTGGTTACCAGATCCCGTTCAATATTCACTACACTGGCGTGAAGACCACGGGCACGTTCAACCCGAGCACGAAGGCCTTCACCGAGGCCTAAGCATAACGGAGGTGTACAATGGAACTGAAAATCGACAGAGGCCTTAAAAGCTACGAGGTTAAAGACCTTGACGACACCCTGCTGGGCACGATTTATGTCAACCCTGCGGATTTTGGCATTGCGGCACGACTGGAGGAGGCCCGCCGCGCCATTCAGCAGCTGGCCGATGGGCTGGCATCGGATGCAGACGCAGACGTGGATAAGATCATCGAGGCCGACAAGCTCATCAAGGAACAGGTCAATTACATCTTCGGCAGCGATGCCTCCTCGGTGTTCTTCAAAGGGGTTTCTGCCCTAGCGCTGCTCCCCGATGGCTCCATGGTCTTTGAAAAAGTCCTCCAAGCCGCTGTCCCCATCATTGAGGATGCGGTCGGCAAGGCCATCAAGGCCAGCCAGAAGCGTGTGCAGAAGCACGTTGGTGTCTACCTGAACACGGCCAAGGGTCTGGCCCCCGGCCAGAAAGCGTGAGCGCTTGGGAACTGCCCACAACCGTAGATGTAGATGGTCAGAATTTTGCCATCCGATCTGATTTCCGAGCTGTACTTGATGCCCTTGCGGCGTTAGCAGACCCGGAAATGACTCAACAGGAACAGTACGCTGCCTGCCTTGAAATTCTATACCCAAAATGGCAAGCGCTGCCCGACGCAAATGCTGCGTTACGGGCAGCGTTTTTGTTTATCAATGGCGGACAACCCGAAGACTCTACAATTCCACGTCCTCGAATTGTAGATTGGGAACAAGATGCAGCCTTAATCGCACCCGCTGTTGATAAAGTACTGGGGTACAGTTGCCGCCGATGTGAGTACTTGCATTGGTGGGAGTTTCTCGGAGCTTTCTACGGTATTGGAGATGGGCTATTTGCTCAAGTCGTAAGTATTCGATATAAAAGGGCTCACGGAAAAAAACTTGACAAGAGCGAACAGGAATTTGCCAAAGAGAATGATCGAATCATCAGAATCCACGCTCCTGAAAGCGCGGAGAATAGGGCAGAAAAAGAGCGGTTGCTTGCGTTACTCAATTCATAATCCAACTCTAACAAAGTCAAAGAGAGGAGGTTGATTCAATGGCAGATGGGTCAATCACAATAGATGCCCGCCTGAACAAAAAGGGCGCAGAATCCGACTTAAAAGCGTTACAGGCAAAGGTCAAGAGCACATCAAAGCAGATTGGTGATTTAGATAAGCAGTTAAATTCTGCGCAAACAAAGCGTAGCGCATTAGGCGACAGCTTAAATCAAGCCCGCCAAAACGCTGATGATACTGCCGTTGCTCTTGAAAAGGTGAACGCACAGCTAGAGAATGTCAAAAAATCCCATCTTGCTGATATTAAATCGGAATACCCCGGCCTGAGTGATTCAAAAGTGCAAGATGTTCTTAAATCTCGCATGGAGGGGGAAACCTCTCTCCTGAATCAAAACCAAAAACTCCTCGATGATCTTGAAAAGCAAGATGCCAAAGTTGCTGAGATTGAATCAGATTACAATGCACAAGGCGATGCTATTTCGGGCTTGCAAAAGCGTCATGCAGCGCTTACCGCACAGCTAAATCAAGAAAACGATGCCGTAAATCAGCAAAAAAGTCTAATTCAGCATCTTAGCGGCGAAGATGACATGCAGGCCTATTTTAACAAACAAGCCGATGCCATAGAATCATCTTTTGCCAAAATCGAGAATCGGCAAAATAAAGCGTACGGTACTGTAGACGAATCGGCTACACAACATGCGGAGCGCATCGTAGCAGATACCAAGAAGGCCGTGAACGCCCAGGATAAGGCTGCCCAGGCCGCGGAGAACAGGGCCGCACGTGAACGCGCAGCTGCTAAGTCACCTAAAGGAAGTTCCGTGCCCGCTTCATCTAGCTCTGCTGGACTACTTTCCGGCAGAATCACCGGATTAAACAAAGCGCTGTCTGGTACCCTCAACAATGCCCTGCGCACGGTCGGAGGTCTCGGAGCGCGTGTCTTTGATACCCTACAACGGGCCGTAGACGGCTTGCGAGCCAAGCTCACCCAGAGCAGTAAGAACCTCGCTAAATTCCGAAATCGCCTTATGAGCATCGTCTCCGGAGCCTTGGTGTTCAACCTGATCTCTGCAGGACTGCGGAAGACCACCGAATGGATGGGTTCTGCCGCGCTCTCCTCGGCCACGCTGAGAGCCGCGCTCGGCAACCTGCAGGGCGCAGCATCCACTGCAGCCGCACCGTTGCTTCAGGCGATCCTTCCGGCTCTCACGGCCATAGCCAACGCAGCAGCAACCGCCTTTTACTACATCGCCCAGCTTGTGTCTTTCCTGACCGGCAAGTCCATAGGGGCAAGCAAGAGCGCGGCCAAAGCGATGGGCAAGTATGCCAAGGCCGCAAAATCGGCAGGCAGCGCAGCGGACGGCGCACTGGCGAAGTTCGATGAACTGGACGTGCTGGATAAAAACAGCGGCGGCGGTGCGGGAGCCATCACCCCGAACTACGACTTTAACACAGACAACCCGTTTCTTGACGAAATCTTGCAGGCCATCAAAGATGGCGATTGGTACGGAGTCGGCCAGCTGATCGGCGAGAAGCTGCGCGATAGCCTGAACACAATCCCGTGGCCCGACATTCAGGACAAAGCCAGAGCATGGGCGACCAACATCGCCAACTGCATCAACGGCTTTATTGAAGTGCCTGGATTATGGGAGGCTATAGGTCATACTGTAGCGCAGGGCTTGAACACGGCGCTCATCTTTGCGGACACGCTCATGCAGGGCATTCACTGGGACAGCTTGGGCGCAGGAATCGCAAGAGGGCTCACCACTACGGTGGCAGAACTTGACTGGCCTCTGCTCGGGCGAGTCTTGACGGACGGAATGCGTGCAGCGATCCTCACGCTTTACGGCTTCGTCCAGACCTACACAGGCTGGGCAGACCTTGGAAATTCTATCGCAGCTTGCATCAATTCGGCCATCGCAAATATTCCATGGATGGAGGCGGGCCTGGGGCTTAGCGGATTCGTTATCGGCCTCTTGAACACGCTCATCGCAGCGGTTCAGGGCACCGACTGGACGACTCTGGGCCAGAACATTGTCTCGATGATAGGCGCCATTGACTGGGTCGGGCTTTTTTCCGCGATGGGTACACTCGCGATAGATGTGCTGCAAGCTATCAATGGCATCCTTGATCAAGTCGATTGGGGCGCTGTCGGCCAAAAAATCATGGAGTGCATTGAGGCTGTTGATTGGGCTGGCATTTTATCTCAGCTCGGAGAAATCATAAATAATCTCTGGCCCATGCTAATGACGATCATCGGGGCAAGTCTACTTCCTATTATTGGCGGATTTGTCATCGATTCTGTTTTAGCAGAATTGTCAAAACAGGTCGGGATTATGGGTGTTCAGCTTCTTGGCAAAATTGCAGGTTGGATTGTCGGCACAATGCTACCAACTATTCTCAGCGGCCTGACGGCTTTGATTACGGCCATCGTTTCAGCAATCGGCCTATGGCCCGCAACGATTATAGCGGTACTGCTTATTTTAGGCGCTGCCGTCTTTGCCTGCCTTGCTGCGCATTGGGATGAAATCAAGCAAAAGCTCGGCGAAACGCTGGACAATTTGCAAGAAAAAGTCCATAGCGCTGGAGAAAAAATCAAAGAAATTTGGGATGCCCTTTGGTTGGTCGTCAAGCTAATCGGCATGCAGCTGTGGGAGGATATTACTCAGGGCTGGAACGATTTCTGGACAAACATCGGCACCGCGCTGGACAGCGCAGCAGCCGATATTCAGCAGGGCTGGAACGATGCGTGGACCGCTGTCTCGGACTTTGTGTCTGACATCTGGGAAGGCATCACGGACACAATCGAGACGGCCATCAACGGCATCATCGGTCTGGTGAACGGCATGATCTCGGCCATTGTTGGCGGCGTGAACGGAGTCATTAGTGTCTTGAACGGCTTCGGCTTCGACGTTCCTGAATGGGCGCAGGACAAGCTCGGCGTAGAGCGGGTCGGCTTCAACATCGACCCCATCACCGCGCCGCAAATTCCCTATCTGGCACAGGGCGCAGTCATTCCGGCAAACCATGAATTCCTTGCTGTGCTGGGTGACCAGACCAATGGCACCAACATCGAGGCACCGCTGGCAACCATTCAGCAGGCCCTCGCAGAGGTTATGGAAGCCTACACAGGCCAGCAGGACTCACAATCAAGTTCGCCGCCAGTGGCGGCTTAGAGCAGCTCGTGCGCTTGCTCAAGCCCTATATCGACAAAGAGGAGAACCGGCGCGGAGCCAAGCTGGTCACGGGAGGTGTGTACTGATGTTGATTATTGATGGCGAGAAATTCAAAGTCGATGTCCTCAGCTGCAAGCGCACTGCTGACTTTCTGGACAAGCACGCCAAGCGCACAGAGAACGGCGACCTCAAGCGCGAGCTGATCGGTGTGTATTTCAACTACAAGCTGACGATCGCGCCGGGCATTGACCGTGCGGAGTATTCCCGGTTTTGGGACAAGATCACCGAGCCGGAGGAGTTCCACACGGTCACGGTCCCGGGCACGGACGGAGACTACACCTTTATGGCATATTTCTCCAACATCGGCGACGAACTACTTTTGCAGCGAGGAAAAGCCAATTACTGGAAAGGGCTGACGATCAACTTCATCGCCAAGACCCCCGCCAGATTTTAAGGAGGGTCTGCCCCAATGAGAACCAATACGCGCGTGGAGTTTGGCCTCTATGATGTCACCGCCAGAGGCGACAGCACGCCGAGCTGCACGACCGCAAAGCCTTTTTGCAATCTGGGCCGTGACCTGTTGCTTGAAAGCGTGCCGAGCCAAAACAAATACGGCACACTGGAGAGCGAGCAGTGGCTCATGGATGGCAGCTTCTCCTTCTTCCCGGAGGTTCCCGAGCAGTACTTCTGGGGGCTGTGGAGCACCACGCAGAGCGACAAGAGCGGCGTGTTTGCCGATCCGCCTGTGCTGGACATCACCTTCACGCAAGACCACAGCAGCAGCGGCCTCACGCTGCACTTTTACAGTCCAACCGAAGACTGGGCCAGCCGCGTCAAAATCCAGTGGTTCAGCCAAGACGGAGGACTCATTGCTACGGCGCTCTTCTACCCGAACTCGGTGGATTATTACTGCGCCAAGAAGGTAGAAAATTACCGCCGCATCCGCATTCATTTTCTCGAGACGAACCGGCCCGGGCGGTACCTCAAGCTGGCGGGCATTGATTACGGTGTCTACCTGCATTTCAGCGGTCACGAAATCGTGGAGGCCCATGTTCTGGAGGAATGCGACCCCATCAGCTCCGAGATCAGCATCAATACGTTGAATGTATCGCTGTACAACAAAGAGGGCCGCTTTTCCATCTTAAACCCAGAAGGATATTTTGACGTTCTGCAGCACAAGCAGAAATTCACGATCTGGGAGGATGTCAAACAGGACGCACGCAGCACAAGCAGCGTTAGTTATTGCATGGGCACATTCTACCTCTCGGACTGGAGCAACAGCGGTGACACGCTGGCGGACTTCTCTGCCGTCGATGCCATAGGCCTGCTGGACGGTTCACCGTTCGATGGGGGCATCTACGACACCACCGCAGCAAAGCTCGCAGAGGCAATCCTGACAGGATACAGCTACACCTTGGACAAGAGTTTGGCCGCAGAGCGAGTGCAGGGATACATCGCCGCAGGGACGCGCAGAGAGGCTCTGCAGCAGCTCGCATTTGCCATAGGCGCTGTGGTCGATTGCAGCCGAGGCGAGCTTATACGCATTGCCCCTGCGCCGTCCAAGGCCAGCGGCATGATCACCTATGATCGTAAGCTGCAGGACGGCAGCAAGGTAACGCTCAATCCGCTGATTACCGCTGTGGCAGTGACCGCTCACCGATACCTGCCGGGAGAATCCACCGAGGAACTGTACAGAGACACCCTTGACCCGGGCACCTACCGGGTGACCTTCAATGCCCCGGCAGTCGTGGGCAGCCTGACCGTCACGGGCGCAGAGCTCACCGAAAGCGGCGTCAACCTCTGCACACTGACAGTTGCAGAAGCGGGCGAGGTCTGTGTCACGGGCCGCAAATACGCCGACAGCACGGTCGTCCTGAAGCGCACAGCGGCGAACCTGCCGCCCAATGTGCAGGACAACGAGCTGACCGTGACAGACGCCACGCTGGTAGACCCAAGCCGCGCAGAGGCCGTGGCCGTGCGGGTGCTAGAGCATTACGCACAGCGATATGAGCAGAACTTCTCCATGGTCGCCGGGGATGAAAAGCTGGCCGACAGGCTCATCATTCAGAGCTTCGGCGGCGAAATGGTGCGAGGGATGCTCACAAAGCTGGAATTTGATTTGACCGGTGGCTTTTTGGCAGACGCCAAGGTCATCGGGCGTAGACTTATCAGCAACGCAGCCGCCTACGCGGGTGAAATCCATGCCGGAGAAAGGAACCTGATCTGATGTGGCAGCAGCCAATCTACGACCGCACCAAAGCGGAGGTGTCCGCAGGCGCGGATAAGTGCTATATCAACGCGGCACTGCTGAATCGGCTGGAGGGTAACTCCGCCTATCTGGCAGAACTGCTGGGGCCTAAAATCCAGACCAAGACATGGGCCCCGACCGACCTGCTGACGCGCAGCGAGATGGAGCGTATCCTGCAAAACATCCAGACCCTGCGCGATGCATACTACACCCTGCCGGGAACACCGGCCCTGCCCGAGACGCCCAGCACCCTGTACAGCGACATCAATACGATGGAGCAGGTGCAGTGGTCGATGTACGAGCTCTGGCGCAGGAACGCACAACACAGCTACACCGGCGAAATCTGCGCCGGACAGACGATTGGAGTGATCTGATGTACGAACGAAAAGTATGGGTCAATCGCCAGAGCGAACATCCAACTCGGCGCAAGCTGACCCCGACCGGCAACGATGGCGAGTACGACGTCTCCCGCTCCGAGGGCATCATCATGGAAGATGGCGACGCCTTCGATGCGGACACGATGAACGACCTGGAGCGCCGCGTGGCGGCGGGATTCACCGAACTGGACCCCACAGGCGCAGGCGGCGGAGAGGTGACCGTGCAGCCATACAGCTGCACGAAGACGGGCAAGGTCTATGCCCTGAATGGCACCGGCGCAGTAGGCCGTTGCAAGATTCCCGCGTCTTGGGCAGCAGGTGACAGCTTCACAGTCAATGGCGCAGCGGTTCCGGCCTACTGTGGCGCAGACGCAGTGGACGGAGACACCATCGTCAAGGGCAGATGGGTGCTGTTTTTCTACGATGGAACGCAGCTAAATTTTAACGGCGGCGGTGGCCTCAGCACATCCAAGCTGGCACTTGCTACCGCCACCGAGGGCAATGTGCTGGCAGGGAATAAGTTCTACGCAGGGGGTAAAACCATCAAGGAAGGGAAAATGCCGAACTGGGGCGCAGTGGACACAACCATAAACCCGGGCAGTTCTTACGCAGTCCCCGCAGGATACCACAACGGCAAAGGCCGCGTAAAAGCGGCAACATGGACAAAAGACAAATATTTATATCTGGTCATACAGTATCAGGGCGGCTATGGAAGCCCTATTCCGGAGTACGCGGCAACAGTGGTTGCACAAGACATACCGGAACCCGGATTTCTGGCGCATTATAGTGGCTCTGGAAACGTTCATGCAGTTACAAATGTCTGCAATGCCAATATGCTGAATATTGAAGCCTATGCCGGAAACGGCACGGCACAGATAACACCACTAACCTACCTATATGACATTTTCCACAAAACTAATCATGATCCAGGTGTTGTTTATACATTAGGCGCCGGAGTTTATTGTTACCGTATGAGATGAGGACTAAAGCATGGCAGAGAATACAATTATTCATGAGATCAGCCTCGCCGGGTACAAAGCCACTTCCACCGGCGGCATGCTGGATTTAGGCACATGGGGAAGCTACGGCATTGAAAAGCTGCACCTTACACTGGACGCGGCATGGCAGGATTTGACCATTACGGCGTTTTTCAATGTAAATGGCAAGGTTGTGGCAAAGAGGGTCGTGGGGAAGGACGGCTATGCAGATGTGCCGTGGGAAGCCACAAAGGAAAACACTTTTTCCGGGTGCCTTGCGTTTGAGGGCAGCATAAACGGCCAGCGGCGTATTTCCACAAACCTGAATTATAAGGTCACGAACCATAGCGAGACCACGGACAGCGACCCTGTGCCGACAGATGACCGCTGGAACCAGTTCGTGACCGAGACCAAGGGATACCGGGACGGTGCGTTTGAGGCCGCTGAAAAAGCCAACGCGCGCGCAGAGGACGCAGAGGCGGCCAGCGAAGGTGCGCAGGCTGCGGCAAGGGCTGCGAAGGCCAGTGAGAATGCAGCGGCGGCGAGTGCAAGCAATGCTGCGGCGGATGCTGCCAAGGCCGGGCCGTATGCAAAGGCCGCACAAGCTGCCCAAGAAGCGGCGGAAAATGCGGCTGCTGCCGCGGCGGCCAGTAAGAGCGCAGCGGATACGCTGGCGGCGGAGGCTGCGCGGGCTGCCCTGGCGGCGGAGAATTTCAAGACAGCGGCCAACAATGCGGCCTACTTCGCCGGAGAGAATGCCACGGCGGCACAGCAGGCAGCGGCCACGGCCACAGCTGCCGCCAATGATGCAGGTCAGAGCGCCAGCGACGCAGCGGCAAGCAAGGCAGCTGCCGAGACCGCGGCCAAGGCTGCCCAGGACGCCCAGACTGCTGCGGCGGCGGCCAAGGCGGAGGCCGTAGAAGCGCAGGGGGCGGCGCAAACGGCGGCCAAAAGTGCGCAAGATGCCCAGGCGGCTGCCGAGAAGGTCCGGGACGATGCCAAGACCGCCCAGAAGGGCGCGGAGGCTGCCCGGGATACGGCGGCTAAGAGCGCCGAGGCTGCGGCGAAATCCGAGGCAAACGCCAAGCAGAGCGCGGACACGCTGGCCGAGAGCGTGAAGAACATAACTCCCGATGACAGCAGCATCGGGGACAAGCCGTGGAGCAGCAAGCACATCATTGATATGCTCTGCCCGCCGCTTGAAGAAAGCGGCAACCCTGTTGTGTGCTACCCTGTTGCGGGATACCCGCTGGGCGTAAAAGCAAAGTGGGAACCCATGCAGGAAGGTACCGGAACACCGTATCCGGCAGGTGACGGGAAGCAGCTGCTGGATACAAACAAATGTGTGCCCACAGTTGGAAAACCATACGGCATGACCATCACCCTTGACGGAGATGTTTTCAAGGCAAGCGGCGTTCCGAATGAAGAAGTGACGACAACAGAAAACTACTCTTTTGCTGTTTGTACATGCAGCCAGGAAGAACTGCGGGGCAAGGGCTACAAGGTCACTGCCTGGGCAATCAAAGGCAAGGTGAATGGAGCTTGGGGATTGCGCACAGAGAGCGAGAGCTCACTGGCAATTGCAGCAGAGCTGACACCAGGTGTAAACAACGACATACAGTTTCGGCTGATGGTGTCCAAAGATACTTCCACGGCGTGGGAACCCTACGAAAACATACGTCCCATCAAGGGCAGGGACAGCGTGCAAGTAGAGCGGTGTGGGGAAAACTTGCTGGATATAAACCAACTTGAACCAAACGGATATAATCTTGCTGGGAGTAACACTCTGAAACCGAACACTACATACACATTTAAGCCTGTGAGTTGCGGCGGAATTGCTTTTGCGGTTTTTTTAGCTAATAACATTAATCCTAATCTAGCAAATAGGCAAATCAATCTCACTACCTATATCAATGAAGGCAAGAGCGCAACTTTTACAACTCCAAGCAATGTAGATAGTTATAGCGTTATATGGCTGGCGGGTGGCAAGAGTGGCATACATCTGATATACCCTAATGTACAGTTTATGCTTGTGGCTGGTACCACCGCCCCCACCACCTACACACCCTACACCGGTCAAACCAACACCCTGACCCTGCCTGAAACCGTGTATGGCGGTGAGGTGGACGCGGTGAATGGAGATGGAAACAATAACACAAAGATTATCACGCTGGACGGCAACAAACTAAAATTCAGCTTATACAACAACACCTTTTATAACCTCCCGGGGCATTCTGCACCAGGGATTTCAGCGCAAGCAAATATTCGTTGCAGTCACTTTGACGCCAAGTTGTTTGGCGCGAATGCAAATTACGAGTTTTGTTTTATTAAAAAATCTGATATTGATAGTCTGTTTGCCAGCGCTGACGACCTGAATACCTATCTTGCCGCTCAGCACGCCGCTGGCAGGCCTGTCCAAATCGCTTATAAGCTGGCAACGCCAACCCCCTTCACTGCGACAGGCGCACAGCCGTTGCTCGCGCTTGCAGGTGCGAACACCGTGCTCACAGACGCCGACAGCGCGACTGTGACGGGACGCGCAGACCCCATTAAACGTATTGAGGATTTGGAAGCAGCGGTTGCTTCTATCAACTGAAAGGAGTAATAAAATGGCAATCAAAAGCAAAGCGCGGCACGATTTGACGCTGCGCAGCATCAAGCGGGAAATTGCAGCAGGACGTGACGTTGCGTTCTGGCTGGATAAGGCGTACACGCACTACGACAACGGCCTGCTGGATGAGGCGGACATTGCAGAGGTGGAGACGCTGGCGCAGGAATACTACGATGCGCTGGATGCAGCATCGGAAAATGCCGAAACGAATGAGCAGATTCAAAATCCGCTGTACGAGGATGAAAATCAATGAGACTCTCAAACGGTGAGGTGTTGCTGGCGGGGCTGGACAGCAAGACCGGGCAGGTGCCCGATGCACAGCTCCCCCGCTTATGTCAGCGGCGTGGAGGTGCAGTTTTCCAACGGTACTGTGCAATTCAACATTGCAAAGTCGAAATAAATCATAGGAGGACAATTTTATGCGTTGTGTCAACACCAAACCCGTAGGCACTGACCCTAAGACCGGCAAGCAGTTGGTCGAGGCGATGATTATTGCCGACACGGAACCCGAAAATCTGCCCACCACCGGCGAGGGCATTATCGGCATGAGCGAGAGCGAGGTTTTCGCCCCGTTCAGCCTGATCTATGTGCTGGCCGAGGATGCCAAGCACAAAATCTACATCGCCGGTGAAACGGGTCAGTTCATCGGCCAGTAAGGAGGCGGCATCATGCAACTTTCTGATGTAGTGCGCATCGCCCTCATTTTCAGTGAGGACGCTAAACGCTATGCAAAAAAGCTGGCCGGGAACATCGACCTGAGCGGCAAGGCTGACAAGAAAAAGCCCAGCAAAGCGGGCAACCTTGCGGCTCTGGATGCCAACGGCAACCTCGCGGACAGCGGTAAGGCCGGGGCCAATGTGGCCGTCAAGGCCAAGCCCGGCAAAGCGGGAAACCTCGCCGCGCTGACGGCTGACGGCTCCCTGTCCGATTCCGGGATTGACCCGGCGACCAAAGCCGACCTGCAGGACGGCAAGACCAAAACCACCCAGATGGCAAAGTCGTTCACGTTCGATAAAACGACTGTGAAATTCAACTACTAAGCGGAGGTGCAACACCTATGGCAAACAAAGTTTTTATTGACAACATCCTTGACCCCGCAACCGGCGATCAGGGCTTTTTCCTCGGCATGAACGCCGACAACGGCTATCCCGGCATGGATTTGAGCCTGAAGTTCGCGGATGAGATCAAGAGCTACACCAGTGTGTGGAAGTGGATTCAGGCCCGCATCAAGGCTGGGAACTTCTACGGCATCCATGTGGGCGACTACATCCCGTTCAACTGCACGAACAGCGCCAAGACCCGCATCGTGGCTGTCGTGGCGGGCATCGACACCTACTACAAGTACGGCGATCAGCAGGTCGGCCATCACATCGACTTTATCTCTAAAGATCTGTGGCCGACGTACATTCAGTACAACCTCGCCAACTTCAACAACGGTCTGATTCCCGTGGAAAAGCTGTCCGGCGACGGCAGCAAGACCGAGTTTGTGCTGACGAAACAGATGGACAGCATCGACAACATCATCGTGGGCAGCGATCAGGTCACTGGTTACACCTACGACGCATCCACCTTTACCGTCACGTTCGATGAGGCCCCCGCCGCTGGCACGAACAACATCACCGTGACAGGCAAGGGTGACAAGCATCCGTGGCTGTGTTCCCATCTGTATGCGTTCCTGAACTCCCTCAAGATGCAGGTACCCAACGGCACGGGCAAAGACCCCGCCGTTAAACAGGTGAACTACAGTCAGGGCGGCGTGTACTACTTCCTGCCTGCCGAACTCAAGGCCGTTATCGCCAACAAACGCGCCTTGCTGGGTGAGCGCTACTCGGCCAGCGGTCTGCTGAACAGCGACAATAGCTGGTCGTGGACGAACCTCGGCAATCTGTGGGTGCCTACCGAGATGGAGGTCTGCGGCGCTCCTGTTTGGGGCGGCAACGGATACTCCAACGGCGGGTATGTCCAGTACCCCATCTTTGCCCACAACATGAACCGTATCAAGGGCCTCGGTGATGGTGGTGGCCGTTACAACTGGTGGGAGCTTACCCCTTACTCCGGCAACTCCTCCAACTTCTGCTATGTGGGCTACAGCGGCCATGCGGGCAGCTACAACGCCTCCACCTCGTGGCTGTCCGCGCCCGTCTGCTTCCGAATCTCGTAAATCTCCTACTAATATCCCCGCGCCCCTTGTGGGCGCGGCATCAGGTGAACCATGAGTAACGTATTATCCCGATTTCGTAGCATTTCTGAAATGGAGTTCTACAAGAACGCCGTGGAACTGCGCTGCGCCCTGTCCGGCTTTGTTATGCAGGAAAAGTATATCCCCAAGAAATGGCGACCCATTCTCGCTTATCCTACCGTGAATCTGCTGAACACGATGATGGAACACATCATCGCCGCGAACGGCATCTATCCGTACAGCGGCGGTAAACTCGACCATGAGCTTTTGCACCGCCGCAAGGAATTGCAGGCGCAGGCCGTGGCCGACTGTGAGGCATTGTTTGATCGCTTGCAATTCATCATGGATGAGTTTCATTTTTCCCGGCTGAACACCGGGCTTGACATGGGCATTGCGCCACAAAAGGAACTGCCCGCGCAGTTGGTTTACATTGGCACCCTGTTAGAGCGTGAGGAAACGCTGTTGAAAGACTGGCGGCATAATACGAAATTCCCGGACACTGCAAAATTCAAGCCGAAAGCATCCCTGCCGAATGGAGATGCCCGGTATCAAACACCACAGCAGACCGCCTACACACCCAAGGCGCTGCCTATGGTGCCCACTGTAAACGATTCAAGCGTGATGGCCGCACAGGCAGCAGGGATAAACTATCATCATTATCCCCGTTGACCGCCATCGGGTCGATAGCTGTATAAAAGAGCCGTAACAACTGGTGGGAGCTTACCCCTAACTCCGGCAACTCCTCCAACTTCTGCAATGTGAACAACAACGGCAATGCGAACAACAACAACGCCTCCAACACGTGGCTGTCCGCGCCCGTCTGATTCCAACGAGAATCCTCGGCCAGTATTAAAGTAGGTTTGCTGGGCTAATCAACAGGCAGACCGAAATCCGAGCCTTATCATCATTGGAAGGAGTTATCGACCCTCCCGCAGTAGCGGGTAAATAGGTATCTTGACGCGATCAGCCGGACGCTTCTTGCATGGCCCGCGACGGCGACAACAGGCTAAACTACCGTGCGCCACACGGCAGATGGCCGAGTACCGGGTTTCATGGCTGGTATCGCAAAGAAGTACACAACAGCGCCCCTACAATAACACTTTGCGAGGTACATTCCGAGATGACATCACAAGAGCGGCACGAGGCCCGCTATCAGCGCCGTAAGGCGGCACGGCAGGCCAAGCACCGCGCACGAATAGCACAGTACGATAATTTTGACCGGGTGGCGGATGTATCCTCGCTGGTCGATGCCAACTATAACGCCCGCAAAGGCGTTATGTGGAAAGCCAGCGTTGCCCGATACAATGCCCGTTATTTCAAAAATTCAATCAAAATCCACAAAACCCTCATGCGCGGTGGCGACACCCGCAGAGGGTTTTATCATTTTGGGATTGTGGAGCGCGGCAAAAAGCGGGCTATCCACAGTCTGCACTACTCTGAGCGCGTTGTGCGGCGGTCTGCCTGCACAAATGCTCTGGTGCCGATTCTGTCCAGCAATCTGATCTATGACAATGGCGCAAGCCTTGAGGGCAAGGGCATCAGCTTTGCAGTCAAACGGTGCGCTGTGCATCTGCATGAGTTCTACCGCGAAACAGGCGGCAATGACGGGTACATCCTGCTCATCGACTACCGCGCCTTTTTCGACAACATCAATCTGGATAATCTCAAGCGCAATGTGATCGACCGCCATATCCTCGATCAGCGGCTCAATGCTCTGGCGAAAAATTTTGTTGACGCGCCGAATCTTGAACGCATCAAATACGGCCAGCCAACAAAAGAAAATGGTCTGTATATCGGCCCGGAGGACAGCCAGATTTTTGCCATCGCCTACCCAAACAGCATCGACCACACCATCAAAGATCAATGGCGGCAGCGGTGGTTCGCCCGCTATATGGACGATTCCTACGTCATCAACAAATCGAAAGAACTGCTGATAGAGTTTCGCCGCCTGCTGTTTGGGCTGTTCGCTGAAAAGGGCATTATCCCGAATCCCAAAAAGACGCAAATCGTCAAGCTACGCCGAGGTTTTACCTACCTAAAAACCAAATTCACCCTGTTACCCAACGGCAAGGTTTTACAGCGGCCTTGCCGTGAGAGCGTCATCCGGGAGCGCCGCAAAATCAAGAAGTTTTTCAATTTCCTGCAAGCGGGACTGATGACGATGGAACAGATTCTCACCTCTTATATGTCGTGGCGCGGGTCGCTTGTGAAAAAGCAGGCCCGCCGATCTGTTCATTGTACGGATTTGCTGTTCTATAAGCTCTACGGCATCATGCCGTGGAAGATAAAATCCAAACGAAAATCGAAAGCGAGGCACATTCAATGGAAAAATCTCTTGAACGCATCGACACCATCAATGCTGAAATCACCGCCCTTAAAAGCCTGCTGACCGATACCGACTATAAGGCGCTGAAACACGCCGACGGCGTTATGAGCGCCGAGGAGTACGAGCCCGTCCGCCAGCAGCGCGAGGAATGGCGCGACAAGATCAACGCGCTGGAAACGGAACTGGGCGCAGCTACACAAGAGTTTGATGCGGAGATGGCCAAGGTGGTCGCTACGCAGGTAAAGGAGGGCTGAGGATATGAGACTCTCAAACGGTGAGGTGTTGCTGGCGTGGCCTCTGGCCCAGCACATCGTCACACAAGGATGGTTTTACAACGACGGCAGTATGCACCGGGCCATCGACCTGCGCACCCAGATCGGCAATACCAGCACGCAGCCGGTCTACGCTGCCGAGGACGGCACCGTGGATCAGGTGCAGGACTGGGACGGCCATACCAAAACCGGGATGCAGAGCTACGGCAACATGGTTAGACTCAAGCACGCGCCCTACGAGGGAAAGCCCCTGCAGACCCGGTACGCGCACCTGAGCAGATATTGCGTTAAGCTGGGTCAGCAGGTCAAAGAGGGCGACCTCATCGGCTATAGCGGCATGACCGGAAATGTGTTCGGAGCACATCTGCACTTTGAAGTGATTCTGAACGGCATGCGCACAAACCCGCTGGTGTGGCTGGACAGCGATTTTACCACGGCTAACGGGCGGGTGTTTACTTACCGCGCCGGGGAACACGCAGTAGAAAAACCCGCAGACGCTACACAACCCGGCGCCGAAGAAGTGCTGATTGATGTGTCCCACCATCAGGGCACCATCGACTGGGCCAAGGTTCCCTACCGCGCCCTGGTGCGCATCGGCTATCGCGGCTACGGCACCGGAAAGCTGATGAAGGACGAGCAGTACGATGCCAACCTTGCCGGAGCCAAGGCCAACAACAAGCTGTTCGGCTTTTACTTCTTCTCGCAGGCCATCACGGTGGATGAGGCCCGCGAGGAAGCCGACTTCTGCGCAAGCCTTGCCCCGACCGGCTACCCGCTGTTCTTCGATGCCGAGTGGAGTCATGCCACGCACGATGGCCGCGCCGACAGCCTGACGAAAGACCAGCGCACGTCCATCGCTATGGCATTTTGCGAAAAGGCCAAGACGCACGGATTCACGGCGGGCATCTACACCTTCACGGCCTTCGCAGGCACGAACATCGACTACGAGGGCCTGTGCAAGGACTACATCGGCTGGCTGGCCGACACGCGCACGAACTACGACAAAACGCTACCGCGCTACATCCACCAATACGGGCAGGGCGGCGTGGCAGGCATCACTGGCGTGGTTGATTTGAACCATCTGGTCAAAGCTCTGCCCGCAGCGGACAAGCCCGCAAACAAGCTGCAGGTCATCACGGTAGGGCCGGTGAGCCAGGGAGATGCTGACGCAATTTATATGCTGTGCAAGGAACGCGGCCTGACGGACGCTGGGCTGTACAAGAGCTCGTGGGCATAACAAGGGGGGTAAATCCATGAAAAAACTGTTTATCTCTCAGCCGATGCGCGGTAAGACCGATGACGAAATCCTCAAAGAGCGCAAGGTGCTGATTGCCGATGTGTACATGAAAACCCATGAGGAAATCGAGGTCATCGAATCCTTTTTCGAGGGTGCCCCGGCTGACGCAACGCCGCTGTGGTATCTGGGCGAAAGCCTCAAGCTGCTAGGCACCGCTGATTTTGTGGTGTTCGCCCCCGGCTGGCAGGATTATCGCGGATGCCGCATTGAACACGATGCCGCCGTAGCCTACGGCATCCCCATTGTGGAGGTGTAAATCCGATGCAGTCGTGGAACATCGTCATCACTTCCCCGTGGCAGGTCGTGACAGCCGTTGTCGCCGTAGCTACGGCATTTACAGCCATTGACAAGGCATGGGACACCCTGCTGGCGAAATGGAAAAAGCACAAAGCCCCCGAAGAAGCTCAGAACGCAGAAATCAGTGCCCTTAAAACACAGATTCAGCAAATCACTCCCCGGCTGGATGCCGTGGAGGGGCAGTTGACTGCGATGGGCAAGACGGTCAACGACCTACACACAGGGAATCTGGCGGTGCTGCATGATCGGATCTATCAGATGTGCCGCCTGTGCATCAAACGCGGGTACATCACCGAGGATGACCTGAACAATCTGAAATACTTATACGACAGCTACCACAGTCAGGGTGGCAACGGAACGGGCACGGAACTCTATAAACGGGCCAAGGCGCTGCCCATCCGCATCGAAACCGAGTAAGGAGGATAAGTCATGGACAACAAAAAAATTACCGCTACCAAGGATACCACCCCCAACACCTCCCCGGTGCATGATTTTTGGAAAAACCTTGCAGCGTTGCTCAAGGTGAAAACCATCATCACGCTGGTTATCATCGCGGTGCTGGCTGTGCTGTCCATCAATGGGAGCATCGAGCCGGATAAGTTTCTCACTATCGCCACGATGGTAGTAGCGTTCTATTTCGGTACCCAGAGCGAGAAAAAGCCCTGAGCGCTGACCGACATACCAACTGACACTTGCGCGGGCATCCTATTTGCGGGATGTCCGTTTTTTTCGTTGTATCGCAAAATATGCCGCATGACACTTTTGCTGACACTTTCCGGGGCAAGTGTCAGTCTGTCAGATTTTCAACCGACACGCGCTGACGTAGTTTTGCTGTGTGTCAGTGGGTTTGTCATGTGGATTTTTAGCGATATATCATCTTATTATTTCTATATATGACACTTCTGACACTTAAAATATAAAAAGATAATATATGGTATAATATACACCTAAAAACGCCATAACGCCCATGTATGCAAGTGCGCATACGCGCGCGTGCGCGAGAGTGTCACAGGATAGCAAAAAGCCCATCGGCAGATTTCATGGTCTGCCGATGGGCTTTTTTCATTTGGGATGCTTTTCAATTTTTTCCTCTACCGCATCCATGATATAGCGGTTTAGGGATGTGCCTGCCGCCGTTGCCGCCTCCCGCCAGCGCTCTTTTGTGCCTTTGGGGGTTCTGATCTGGATGCTGTCAGTCTTTTCGCCGAGGTATTTTTGGGATGCTGCTTTCTGCGCCTCCGTGTATTTTGCGCCCATTTGGGGTACACCTCCTATCTAAAATATGATACCATATATGGATATATGCTTGCTATATACATATTGCACAATGCTGGCCCCGAAATTCGCCCGAATCTTTGTTAGGTCTGCATATTGCGTATATAGCAAGCATATACTATAATAGAACCATCGAAAGAAACAAGGCAACGCACAGGAGGACATCAAAATGAAAGCGACCCGCACACACTCCGGCACCTACCGCGTGGAACTCACCTATACCGAGGCTGAAATCCTCTACGGATACGGCACCAAGTATATGTATCTGGGCACGGCCCTCAAGATGCCCAGCGCCAAAGCTGGCATCGTGATTTGGGTCGATAACAAGTTTGAGGTCATCCACGACCTGACCGCGCCCGAGCTTGATTGGCCGCCGAGCCTGATTGGCCGTATGAAGATTGAGGAGGTAAGCCATGAAAATATCCAGCATTGACGACGCAAGGTCTTATGAGCGTATTCTTTACGCTCTCCGCTCTATGCCGCAAGGCAAAGCCGTCCGTAGTTATGTGGACGCCGTCAAGCGGGATTTGCGGGCATTCTACCATCGTCCAGAGAGTTGCGTTAAAATCATCACGGCTGACTACGATAGCGGCTGGCAGCTTATCACTTTGACTGCTAAGACAAAAGAGGATGCCGATGCCGAATTTAACGCTCTCTATTATCGTGATTGCGCCCCATCGCCGTATGACTGCACGGGTCAAATGTTCACCATTTTCTACAAGTTGTTCAAGCGCAACGGGCGCTGGATGGCATACCATCACTTCGCTATTGACGTTTAAGGAGGAAAACACCATGATTAACAACGAAACCATTATTTACGAGCTGTGCAACAAATATCAGTGGTTCACCTGCGGCAGTGTCCGCCAGTACGAAAAAGCACTGACAATGGCAAAGGGCGGTGTTCCCATCACGGAGCTGGCCCGCGTCATCTGGATTTGCAGTGATGAGGTTCCCTATTTCGACATCCTGACCGCAATCAGCACATCCGGTTATACCGAGAACAAAAATAAGGAGGAGCAGGTCGATGAATAACACGAACACTGTAATTGATGAGGATGACAGCGGAAAGGTGCGTTATAAGGATTTACGCTGTGGTGATATGTTTGAATATGGTAAGAATAGCGACTTTTACATGAAAACGTCCGAGGGTCGTCTCCATCTTGCGACTGGAATTGTTGAACACATGGATGATTGCATTTTAGTGCTACCTAAAAATGCTTTACTGATAAGAAAAAACTAACACAGCTTATAAGGAGGTTTTTCCCATGAAATACTACCCCATCGACGAAAGCGCGGCCCGCCGCGCCAAACAGGCAAACAGCCTCAGCGATTATGCTGAGGGATCAGCGACCAGCGAATACCGCCGAGAGGTTAATCGAGCGGCTACACTGGCAGAGGAGTGCAAGAAATGCAAGACCGAGGCCCAGCAGGAGAAGATTGATTACCTGCTTGACCGCTATGCCCGCCGCTTGGCTGACAACATGAACGCATCAAACCGCAACCGGGCATCTTGCCCGTCTGTCATGGTCGCCGGATGGTCTAACTTCCCCGTGCGTAAGAAGCAGCAGCAACTCTCCCGTGACGACACCCTCATGCGGGAATGGCGGGATATTCAAGGCATCCTTGACCAGATTCGGGCTGTGGGGCACGGCGGCATCAGCGGTATGGATGCCGATGCGCGGGAGCGCGTACAGGCAAAGCTCACCGAGCGCGAGGTCATGCAGGAAAAGATGAAATCTGTAAATGCGTACTGGCGCAAGCACGGGGCGCTCGTAGGCTGTCCGGGACTTTCGGATAAGGAAGTTGTCCGCCTCACGGCACCGATCTCTCAGAGCGCGTCTACGGGGCGTTCTGAGCCGCCATATCCGCGATGGGCACTGGATAACAACGGCGCCGAAATCCGCCGCCTGCGCTCCCGCCTCGCCGTGCTGGACGCGCAGCAGGCGCAGGGCGATTCTGAGCAGACTTTTACGGGCGGTGTTCTGCGCATTACCCCGGAGCGGGTGCAGTTGGTTTTTGATGATAAGCCCGTCGCCGAGATACGCGATATTGTCAAGCAGTGGGGTTTCCGCTGGGCGCCATCTCAGGGGGCGTGGCAGCGGCAGAATACCGCCAACGGCAGATACGCGGCAAAGCAGGCCATCAAGGCCATTGAGGAGGTCGCACAGTGAAAACCGGGAATGCTATCAAGTGTTGTCCGCTTTGCGGTGGTCGCATTGTTGTCAGTGTCCTATATCAGTGTTCGCTCGACTATGTAATGCGGCAAGATGGGACAATCGGCAATCGGTGTAAGCGCGGCAAGAGCGTCCCTATGGATGCAAGCATTGCCGCCTGTGAGAACTACCGAACCTGCGATGCCCGGTGGGAAGTCAATGACTTTTTTGTTGACAGTGATAGGCGCTTTTGGGACTATAAATATAGCAAGGAGGACAACTGAAATGGTTAAATACATCAAGGGCGATGTGCTAAATTGCGAGGCTACACTCGTAGCGCATCAAGTGAATGCATTCGGAGTGATGGGCGGTGGCATCGCGGCGGCAATCTGGCCGCTGCTGACCCCGGAATCTCAGAGCGCCTATGTGGAGAAATGCCGCCACAACGCAAAGCTCCCCGTAACGGAGTGGATGGGTAGCATCCAGATTTTGGACACAAAGCGCGAGGAGCTGAAAATCTGTAATCTGTTTACGCAGTTCCCCGCCCCGGTTGATAGGTCGTTTGATTTGACCGCCTACAACTATCTGCGGCAGGCGCTCGACCTGCTGAGGGTCTATGCCGTACTCAATGATTATGACATCGTGGGTGTCCCGGCCCGCATTGGATGCGGCATTGCTGGCGGTGACTGGGACAAGGTTCAGCGTATCATTCACGATGTCTACTATGATTCTGGCATTACGATGCTGATCGTGGATAATCAATAACTCTCTTTGCATCGCGCCTGCAGGGCATCCTGTGGGCGCTGAAATGCCGGGCAAACCGCTGGTACAATGAAAGCTACACTACAAAAAACAATATTTGTGCCGCATCCGCTTTTCGCGTTGGCCAGCGGTATGACGGTTTAGCCGATAAGGTGGAGGAGGTGATCTCCAATGACCTACTGTGCAATTCGTCCGGGGCCGTATGATGCAGGGGCATACGTCACGGCATCCAACAATCTGCGTACCCTCATACGGGCTACAACGCGGGCTGTGGGGCAAAGCGGCGAGGCGATGATATATAAGACGGAGGATTTGAGTGTCGTTCATGTTTCACCATCCGGCGAACAAGTCTATCGCCCAAAGGATGGAGTATTCCCTGTCGCTATCAAACACGCGCATCTTGGCTGGATAGATGTCAAAGTGGAGAAATAAGAAAAGCGCTCAAACCGTATGGCTTGAGCGCTTTTTTTATTCTTTACTTTTCGCAGAGGGCCACAAACTGTCCATTGTGCAGCCCAGAGCGTCCGCGATCCTGCGGAGGGTGTCAACGCGGGGGACTTTCCTGCCGTTTTCAATATCTTGAAGCGTTGAGGGGGAACACCCGGCAAGCTCTGAAAAGACGCGGACGGAGTAGCCCGCACGCTCACGGGCGGCCTTTATTTCGGATTTTCCCATGCGGCGCACCTCTTTTAAATCTCAACGTCGAGGGAGACGCAGAACTCTTTGCCCAGAGGCAGCCCGGCCTTTGCAAAGCTGGTGGATGCGCTGCGCGGCAAAATGGAAATTTCAAGCAGCCGGATCGTTTCGTCGGACTGGATCAGATCGCCGTTTTCGTCCAGCTCATCGTCGCGGGAATAGTCGACGAAATATTCCCAGCGCGCCGTCGCGTCGTCCTGCCCGGTGATCCACTGGCGGCCAGGCTCCGCGCCGCTACCGCTGATGGCCTCTCTGATTTCATCCGCAACGGCTGCGCCGTCAACGTAAACGCCCGTTGCCTGGTAGATTGCGTCTCTGATTTCATCCATGATCCCGTTCTCCTTTTTTTGTGTGGCTTGTTTGCCTTTCGGTAACTATATTGTACCGCTTTAGCGGTACACTTTCAATAGGCAAGCTGCACAAACTTTGCCCTGCATTTTTGTACCGCTTTAGCGGTACAGCATATTGTCCTTGCCGGTATGACTAAAGGTGGAAAAATAAGAAATGCCGGAGGCATTACGCCTCCGGCATTTTTACTGTAAAAACAAACACCGAACAGCCAACAACTATCGTTATCAGCGGTTCGGATGTCTGTACAATGGCAGGGGTAGAAGGATTCGAACCCTCGGCACGCGGTTTTGGAGACCGCTGCTCTACCAACTGAGCTATGCCCCTATACTAATGATGCCCACAATGCG